GCTCTGCTGGCGTAGGAATGGACCCCGAAGACAAAGATTTCAGGAGAGCTGTAGAAAACTTCTATCACAACCTACTCACACGTGTAGATAAAGATGGCCTGATATTGGAAATCGGTCTACAGGAAGGTGGAGAAGAGATAAGTGAGCAAAATCTACCAATTAACATTAAAGACTATATCATCTATCGTCACGCCCTTACACACCCGCATGTAGCAAGAAGTAAGGATGAAGCAGCTAGAGATCAAACTAAACGTTTTTATATTGTAGATCCTAATCAGACAGCTAAAGCTGCAATGAAATCCAATGAAGTAGAAGATCAAGCAATGGCTATCTACTATAAATATCGTGAAGATATGATCAAGATTGATCAGATTCTTACTCTAATGGGTAGGAATATTGATAAGATGGACAAAAATGATAAGATTCTTGAGCTTAAAAAACTTGCTCAACGTAATCGTGAGCTAAGTGAACGCGCTCAAATTGAACAATTAAATCGTTTCATTTCAATTGCAGAAGACAAAAATCTAGAACTTAAGTTCTTGATTGAAGAAGCAATTGCTATCAAATACCTTTCTAGAGTTGGAAACAACATTGTTTATGCAGAGAATGGTAATCTAGTAGGTGAGAATCTTGAAGATGCAGTTTTGTACTTCAATAATCCTAAGAAAACAAGGGAACTTAACTTACTAAAAGTTAATTACAGCGAAAAGTCTAAGCGTGGTAAGACTTACTTTAAAAATAAAGATAAGGATGTAGACGACGAACAAACAAAAGCTGAATAACAACAACCAATCCAATAACTAAACATGACTTTATCAGAATATAAGCCTACCTTTACGGGCGTACTCTTCAAAGAAGTACGTGAAGAAAAGACCAAAGGAGGTATTTTCATTCCAGATAAGAACTTTGTACTAACTACTCATGCCGATGTGTTTGAGAATCAAAAGGAACACTCAGCTACAGGTAAGATAGGTGATTACGTAGTTCTAAAAGTAGGAAAAGACTGCAGTACAGTTCAACCTGGGGATATCATATTTCTAATGAGAGGTGTGATTCCAGAGCAAATAGATTTAGAAGAAGGTTCGTATCCTCAAGTTGTAGAAAGACAAATTATAGGGTACGGCGGTAAACAAACATAATGGGAATATCAGAGTTTCATTTCGCGGTAAATCAAAGGTTACAAGATGTAGCTAGTTTTAAGCGAAACAAATACTACCCAGAAGAGATAGACATGGCCCTTAATAAGGCCATGTTTCGTCTTTTAGAGAAAGGTGTAGAAAGTAGATTCCAAAGTGATCAAATCAACTTAGGAACTGTATCAGCTCTTACTCAAAAGAATAGAGGACTCGACCTTATTATTCCTCAGAGTACTGATCCGCTTTATGAACCAAGTATCATTTCACAATACGCTATAATACCTGAAGATCACTATTGGACAATTAACGCTAGAACAGAAGTAGTTAATGATCCTTTAAATTGTGGTACTGCACCAAGTTTAAGTACAAATACTCTTGTAGAATATGTAGCTGTCATTGGTTACCCAACCTTATATTACGATCCAAACGCTAATCCCCCATTCCCCTTATATCCAAATTTAACTATAAGTAGCAGTACTGCTGGTACTTTATACCAAGCGCCACCAGAAATAGCGACCAGTGTAGTAGACCCAGACGGAACCTATATAATCACAAATAACGTTGTAGAAGCATTCTATCGTAATACGACTATTCGTGTATACTGGGAAAGATATAGAGATGTTTATTACAAAGGTAAGTTTATCTTCGTATCTAATGCACCATTAGGCAATATAACCATATCGTTTCAAAATGCTAGCCCCGCTGTACCCCTAACAAGTATTACTGCAGCTTCAACTTCCACAAATTACATTATCTACAATCGTGCCCTTATTCCAGCTCTACCATCAAAAATAGTGGGAATAGCAACACCAAGAATAGAGGAGCAAGAGAGTCTATATCAGGCCATTTATCAAAATAGATATTATGCTCCCAAAATAGAAGAGCCAATTATCAATCAAACAAGTGATTATTATATAATCTATGGGGATAAAAGCTTTCTAATAACCCGTATGTTTGTAGACTACATTAGGAAACCTAGAACAATATCCTTAGCTTTGAATCAAACTTGTGAATTGTCAGAGTCAACTCATCAGAAGATAGTGGACATGGCGGTTGAAATCTTAAGATTGGATACTAATGATCCAAGATATCAAAGCACAACACAAGATATAGAACTTAGAAGTTAACTTAAAAATCGAAATAAAACATGTCAGTTTACAGTAGGAACCTATCTGGTTTAAATCAAAAAGTAATCGTTGGTACTAATGCCAGCTATACATCATCCACCACTTTTAACGCCTTTATTACAGCATCTGCTGAAGGTGAAGTTGGTGTATTCCTTGCAAGTGGGGCTTTGAAATCAACAGCTCTTGCCGCAGGTGATCAATTTTTCATCGCACAAAAGCGTGACGGGTTTGTAAATAAAACCCCAATTTTGAACTTCAATGACATTTTCCGCAAGTTGCGTACAGCTTATATTGCCCCAGTAACTGAAGTAGTTACTGTAGGTTATGTAGGTAGTGGTACAAACAACCTGAGCTATGACTTCTCATTAGCTAGCAATACCAATACTTTGACGTTTGGAATTACTGCTCGTGACTTCACACCAGGTAATCAACCTTTCCCAGTACAAGAAGGATATGCAACTGTAAATAGCACAACTGCTGATCAGTATGCAGTAACTTCAGCAATTGTATCACAATTGAATGGTGAATTAGACTATGAGCGTGTATATCCTGATAAATTCTGTTATGCAGAAATTTTGACTGATGGTGCAACAGCCGCCCCAACTGGAACTGTAACTACTTTCAGTGTAGTAAACGGCTCAAACTATGTATCTCCTAACGGTACAGTAACCTCTATCGCAGTAGGTACTTATGTTACCTTCACAGGAGCAATGTATAAAGTAAAACAAATTGGCTTAGGAGCTGGTAACGACTTCCTATTAGACCGTGTGTTCCAAGGTGCAACTAACGCAGCTTTGGCTCTAGCATCTGTTAAAACAATTACCTTTACCTCTGGTACTACTCGTTTGGGTGTACGTTTGACTGGAACTTCTACAGACTTTTCATTCAATGCATTACCTTTCGGCCCATCAGGAAATAACTTCCTAAGCTCTGTGGTAACTGTTAGTACTCCTTGGGTACTTGGTGCAGGTTCTGGTAACTCGATTTTCCAATTAGAATCAGTGGAAGGTGTTGAATTTGACGGTGTAGGATCTACTCGTAACGCTCCTTTCCGTGAAGATTATGGTACTCCTTCATTGTTCTCAGTGAAGACTAATACTTACGATCAAATCTTCTTGGATTTGGCCCCTAGTATTAAACCTTCAGCAGCATTACCTCACTACTCTCAAATCCAGATTGAACGTATTCTGATCGCTACCGTTGTAGGCTCTGGCCTTGGCTCTAGCTTGCAGACAGTATTTGGAGTTTAATTAAATTACTCTTTAACATGAACCCTTGTGATAGGAGTAAAACTATTGCAAGGGTTTATTTTTAACAAACAGTATGGCATTAACACCAAATTTAGTTAGGATAGCAGTAGCAGCAGATGGTAGTACAAGCTCGTGGAGCGATAATACTGTATATGGGTCTACTAATCCAAATAGAAATCAGGTAGCGGTTTATCTCACAGCTTATAAGGTTGATGAAAATTTAGTGGAGAGTTCTTTACTAGTAACTCCCTTTGATCCAGCAGTAGCTACCACGTTCATAACTGCTAACGACATTGATGGGCATTACAAGTACTATTTTGTAATTGTAAATAACTACAATGGCAGTACGACATATAACCAATATAACGTAGTTTATTCTGCTAGTCCAGCTGGATTCTATCAATATAATAATCCCACTCCTTCTTCAGGAAGTCCAGTAACAGATACCACTCATTGGACTCCAGTTCCTGATCCAACTAAATTAATAGCGAATATTGGCACACCAACTGATCCTCTTAATTTAACTTGGCAGATCGTAGAAAAGGTATTAGATTACAATACAGCTAAATGCTTTACTAAATTAACAATCAACAAGTGTAAAGACTCATGTGACGATTGTGGTTGTAGTGAAGGATGTGACGATAAAATGTTTAAATTAGTCAATAGAATATTTGATCTGTTAACAGCAATGCGCCTTGATGAAGCTCAGCAATTGTTCACTGCTGGTGAAAGAGCCGCTAGAATGGCAGAAAAATATTGTGGTGACTGTGGATGTTCAACCAGATAAATAATAACCCATGTTAGACCCAAGGTTTGACAGTATAGTATACCAATCTGAGGTATATGTCTCCAATCTGGTTGATCAATTAATCAGTCAAAGGAGATTAGGGAAAGCTCTTGATGCTAAATGGAAGAAAGTCCATTTAATTAACATCTACTTAAATGCGTTACAAGAGAAAGGTAAACTGACTGACTCTAACGACATAACTAATCTTACTTATATTCTAGATTGTTTATGTGTTCTTTGTGAGATTGCCTCATTCCCAACAGCTCCCACACTATTGTGGAATGGGCCTCCAGCTTTAATAGTTGGTGCTAAAGGCGACAAAGGAGATAAAGGTGACAAAGGAAATACAGGAGCAACAGGATTAGCCACTGATTTTTTAGCTGGACCATCAAGTACCACTATAGTAGTAGATACATTTCCAATTACCTCTGCAAAAGCTGCTAGATGGGATTATATTGTTTTAGAAAATGGTGGAGCAGAAAGAGCTGGATCAGTTGTGGGTCATTGGAAAAGTGATGGGACTGCAACCTCTTTATACGATAACGCAGACGATGACACAACTGCATCAACAGATGGTATAGAATTTGATGTACAAGCTACAGCAACTACTGTTTATTTAATTGCAGTAATTACCTCTGGCACCTGGACAATAAATGGTACTAGATATTTCATACCAAATAATGGAAATGGTACTGGACCAATATCAGGACTATTACCTAACGGTAAAATATACATTGGTAATTCCATAAACGTAGCACAAGATCAGACATTATCTGGAGCTATCTCTTTAGTTAATAACACTGGTGTAACACAGATAAACACTAACTACATAGTAGACTCTATGATAAATAGTAGTGCTGCTATACAAGTGTCTAAATTACAAGCCTTAACTGCTTCAAAGATAGTAGTAACTAATGCATCTGGAATACTCAGTACTACTAGCTCACCAACACTAGTTGAGTTGGGTTATGTGGGCGGTGTGACTAGTGCAATACAAACACAACTAAATACAAAAATAACAGACCCTACTACTACAATAGGTGATCTGATTTATAGAAATGCTTCAAATGTACTAACTAGATTTCCTATAGGTTCTGCCAACCAAGTATTAACAGTGATTGGTGGTGTTCCTACTTGGCAGAATCCAGTAGCGGGATTCAGTGATCCAATGACTACAGTTGGGGACATTATGATTCGTAATGGATCAAATGTTACAGCTAGATTAGGTATAGGATCTTCTGGGCAGATACTTACAGTTTCTGGAGGAGTACCAGTTTGGCAAACACCAGTGGTTTCTGGAGGTACAGTTACATCTGTAGCTGCTTCTGCCCCAGCTGCAGGATTCACAATATCAGGAAGTCCAATAACTACATCAGGAACATTTACTTTTACTTTAGCTAATGATTTAGCTGCAGTAGAGGGTTTATCAAGTGTAGGAATTGTTAGACGTACAGCACCTGAAGTTTGGTCGGCAGGAGGATTGATACAAATCAACGAAGGAGGTACAAATCTTTCTAGCTATACAACTGGAGATATATTATATGCTTCTGCTACGAATATACTTAGTAGATTAGGAATAGGTTCGGCTAATCAGGTATTAAAAGTAATCGCTGGATTACCTACATGGGGTGGAGTTCCTGCAGCTGGCAGTAATACACAAATACAATACAATAGCAGTGGTGTATTAGCAGCCGATGCTAATTTGACGTATAATGGAATAACACTTACATTTGGTCCAAATATTCTCTCTTTAGGGAATACTGCTGGATCAATACAAACATTAAATGGTGTACCAGGCACGTCAGGCACACCTACTGGTTCAACTATAGTTATAACAGCTGGGCCAGGTTATAGTAGTGGAGCAGGTGCAGGCGGTAATCTCAATCTTGTTTCTGGACAAGGTTTTTCATTAACTGATGGAGATGTTAACATCAATTCTGCTCCAGCGGGTGGAGTACATCCTGGTAATACTATAATCACAGCAGGGAAAGTGAATTTGGCCTTATATAAAGAATTGCAATTAAATGGTAGTTCTGGTACTTCAGGTCAATATTTAAAATCTCAAGGAGCAGGTTCTCCTCCAGTATGGGCAACATTAGCTCCAAACTTTACTATAGCATCTTATACTCCTACTGTAACTGGAGTACAAAATGTAACCTCACTAACAGCTCAAACATTTATATATAGAACTAACGGTATCTCAGTAGAAGTATTTGGCACTGTAAATGTAAGAGCTGCTACTAGTGGAACATGGGGTAATGTCGCTTTTACAATCTCTGCTCCTCCAGGCTATACGGTCACGTTCAGTAATGTGTATGATGTTATAGGAGTTGTAGGAGGAGTGTTTAATAGTTCAGGTTTAGGAAGTGCTACTACTCCAATATCTGGAATAGTGGAGGCTGTAACATCAAGTACTAACATGCAATGTACCTTTACGTCAACGAATCCAGCCAACTACTACACGATAAAAATTCATGCTATCTACACCCTTATTCCTGTATAATTAACATATGAGTTCTAAGAATTTAGTCATACGAGGTGGAACAAAGTTAAAAGGAGCTATATCTTCTGGTATAGGAGATAGTGTATTAACACAAAACTCTAGCACTAAAGCCATAACAGAGATTGGGCCTATTGATGTAAGTTCTTTCTTAACTACTTCTTTATTAGCAGGAAGGATTATTGTTGGAAATAATTCCAATTTAGCTACTCCAGTACAAATGTCTGGGGCGGTGACTATTGATAGCTCAGGAGCTACTACTATATCATCAGGAGTAATTACTAATGCAAATATTTCTACTTCTGCTTCAATAGCCTATTCTAAACTTAATTTAACAGGTTCAGTCCTAAACGCAGATATCAGTGCAGGAGCAGCTATAACTAGAACTAAATTAGCTTCTGGAACTGCATATCGTATCGTAGTGAATGATGTTTCTGGAATAATGACAGAGGCTACATCAATTACAGCTAATAGAGTATTAATTTCTGATACAAATGGTTTGCCAACATCTAGCAGTGTAACAACTACAACACTAGGATTCCTTGATGTCACTTCCTCTACTCAAACTCAATTAAATAATAGACTCAATTTTAGTTCTGCAATCACACCAAGCGCAGGTGATATAGTATATTTTAGCGGTGGTGTTTGGACTAACTTGCCTAGAGGTACTTCTGGTCAGTATTTGTCTTCTAGTGGAAGTACTATACAATGGGTTTCGGCCCCTAATGGATTACCTACTGGAGGCACAGCTAATCAATATCTAAGTAAGGTAGATGGAACTGATTATAACACACAATGGAGCACGTTAACTCTCTCTAAAGTAACAGATGTGTTAGCATTGGCAGCTGATGTAAATTTATTACAAGGAGCAGCTGCTTTTGGTGTAACAACAGCAAACATCCAAACGCTCCAAGGTGTTAGTTCAAATATACAATCACAATTAAATACTAAGCTAAGTACAGCTTTACCACAGAACTATATGTTTGTTGGTAATTCGCTAGGGCAGGTTACAACCTTGGCTCCTGGCACCAATACATACGTATTAACTATGGTATCTGGTGTACCTACTTGGTCAGCCCCAACAGGTGGAGGTAGCGGACACATAATACAGAATTCTGGAGCTAGTTTAACAGCTAGAGCCAATCTTAATTTTACGTCAGGTCTAGCTGCTGTGGACGATGCGCTAAATAATGCTAGTAAGGCCACCATAGACCTAACATACAACTTTGCTTGGGCTGGTGTTCATTCATGGTTAGATAATAATTTTTCAATTAAAGACAATACTGATACAACTAAGATACTTAATTTTCAATTATCTGGACTTACTACAGGAACAACTAGGACGTATACTTGGCCCGATGTCACTGCTACTATTGCAACAGTAGACGGTGGTCAGACATTTACCTCAGCAATATGGAATGGAACAAGATTACTTTCAGCATATACTCCACAAGGTTCTGCTGTAAGTGTCTGGGGAGTTACTGGATTATCGTCAGCTGACCAAGGTAGCATTGTTGCTGGAGCGGCTGGGAATGTATTACGTAGGGATGGGAGTGGGTTAAGTTTTGGAACTATTGATTTATCATTATCTAATACCGTAGGTTCTTCTGTACTATCAACAGCCAATGGTGGAACTTCCTCAACAACTTTTCCTGGATGGTTACTTGCTTCTGGGGGCACACTCACAGGAGCAAATAATTTTACAATGGGAACAAACCCCATTACTTTCACGCAAGGTGCTAGTGTAAGTGGCTCTCCCACAGCATGGACTTATAATGGCGGTTCTCATACTACACTTTCGATCGCAGAAGTCACAGACGTAAACTATAATCTAGCTAGGACAATAAATTTTACTTCTGGAGGTGGAACGATAGCAACGCAAAGAAATTATAGAATTCAAGCCCCGACCTATACCGCCACCACAAACGCAGTTACAATTACTAATGCATACACTGCATTTATCAATCAGCCCGTTGCCAGTACAAATATTACCATTACAAATAATTATGGGTTAGGAGTTGAGGGTGGGGTGGCAATAATAAGATCAGGAACCAGCAGCATCTCTGGTCAATTAACTGCTAATGGAAGTAACCTGTTTATGTCTGCCTTAGGCGGAGGTACACTTCAGTTAGGTGTGAATGGAACTGGTTTTGGCGTCAACACAGTTAATGGTAATTGGTCTTTTGGCACCGTAACCACTGACTTATCCAGATTATATGTACTTCAGTCTGCTTTATCTTCTTCATGGATACCTGTATATAGAAGCGATCCTGGAGCACACACTGGGATGACAGCATCAACGGAATTCATCTCACGTGATTTTCAAGGAGCAACACAGCAATGGTCAACGGGGTCATTAACAACTCAACGTTGGAATTATTTCAGAGGCTATACTGCTGCTTTTGTTGGAGCTAGTACTTTAAGTGATGCCTATACGGTTTACATTGACCCACCTGTTGCTGGAACTAATGCTACCATAACTAGAAATTGGGCACTTGGTTTAGCTGGTAGTTTGAATATGCCAACTTCTGGAAGTTCTATTCAGCTAAATAATGGTTCCATTATTTTGGTTTCGGGAGGAACAATTCAAACAACTAGTTCTGGAACATTAACACTGACCACTAATAACGGTGCGCCTGTAAATTCGACTTCTGGTAGTTGGAATTTTACACAAAGTACTCCCACAGTTTTAGGGGCTTCAGCAATTGTAAGTACTCCAGCCGCATTGACAGGACTTACATTAGCCACAGAATTTATTTCCCGCGATTTCAAAGGGGCAACCCAGACTTGGATTGACGGTACAACAGCAACTCAACGCTTTAACTATTTCAGAGGATACACCATCAACAAGACTACAACCAGCGCAACGTTCACTAATGCTTACACGGTTTATATCGATCCATCGACAGCAGGAACTGGGGTAACATTGACTAATAATTTTGCACTAGGCTTAAATGGTGATTTAGGGTTAATATCTGCCCCAGCTAATGATAATGCACTAACACAAGTTTTAGTTAGGGATGGTACAACAGGCAAAGTAAAATATAGAACTGCTGCCTCTTTAGCTGGAGGGTCTTCTTCTGGCGCTCAATACCTAATGCAATTCAGCGATGGTGCTGGAGGATTTAGTTCAGATGCTAGTCTTTATTATATGGCTGGCGGTACAAGGTATTTAAATTCTGATGCAGGAGGTTTTAGAGCTGGAGACGGTACTGGTGGTGGACATGGCGCTACTATAGCACCAACTCAGTTCACAGTTTCTTATGGGTCAGCAAGTAATTACACATTTTCAGGCACAGGTTCTGTAAACAATTGGATTTTCAATAGCGGTAATGTTACAGTACCACATTTAGCTGGCAATACGTCATCCCCATCCATAGCTGCTGGTACTGGTGCAGGTACTGGCCCCACAGTTTCCGTGTCCGGCACTGATTTGGCGGGGACAGTAACAGTTACAACGGGCACTGCTCCCTCTGGAGCAAATGCAATCATCGCAACAATTACGTTCAATGCCGCTTATGGATCGGCTCCGCGTGTGATGTTAACAGCGGCAAATAGAAATGCCAATGGGCTAGTAGGATTAAATCAGATATTGGTTCCGGCCAGCGGTCAAACAAATGGTGTCACAACCACAACATTTGTGATAGAAGCAAACACCACAGCATTGGCAGCATCGACCACGTACTTATGGACATATCAAGTAATTCAATAAAAAAAATAAAAAATATATGGCACTCACACAACTCACACAAGCAGACAAAGACTCTTTAAAAGCTGATCCAAACTTCAAAGCATTTTTGGTCAATCAAGTAAGAGCTAAAGCCGAGAATTATCTCGGTCTCAATGATTTTCCGTCCCAACAACAAGCGCTGAATCTTGCCTATTCTAGAGCAATTAGAAGTAACCTTGATATGGTAGCATCTGATAGTCATCTAGTAGATTTCATGTTAATTCAGATGGCTGTTAGAGGACTTGCTCAATATGATAATTCAGTTCAAGGAACAATTACAGACAAAACTACGGCTTATTTAGCTGGAGCAGGAACCCCTGTTGGTTTCATTGTAGATGACTATTTTATTGAGAAGACTAAGAATAATTAGTCTAAGCATAAATTTTCTTGCAGTAATTTGGAGAATATAGTTAAACTTCTTATATTTGCAACAAATCAATTAAATTAACAAAAATTATGGCAAAACTTAAATTACAACCAAAACAAGCAGCTGCCCTTGCACAGTTTCAAGCCCAGAAACAACAATTAGCTACTGCTTTACAAGAAGTCAACCAAAAGGAAAGTTTGGTAGCTGAACTCATATTTGAGGCAGCTGGTGTAGACATTACTACCATTGAGAACTTGAAATTGGAGGAAGACTCTTTGGTCTATGATGTTAAAGAAGCAAAAGAGGCAAAACCCAAAGGTAAGAAGAAAGAAGCCCCTATGGCTGGATAATAATTAAAAGGTTTACTAACTATGAAAATCAGTTTAAATGGATTAGTTGAATTGCTTACCGCTATGGTTGGTAAACCTTTTTCTGTACCTTTCCAGGAACAACTTAAGACTGTATTCAATTACAAAAGAGCAGATTGGATGCAGAAAGTAATAGCGGCTCATCCTAATCAAAGAAAGTACTTTCTAAAACATATAGCTATTGACCTTGTAGAAGTAGATGAGGCTGAATGTCCAGTAAACATAGGATGTAAAGTGTTAAGGACTAGTAAACCCATTCCTCTACCTTTACGAACGGATGAGTACTTTTTTGATTATGTAGGTGACCCAGATAAAATGAGCGCTTACACTTACGTCCTACCAGACCAATTATGGGTAATAAATCATTACTCTAGATATACTAAACATAGAGCCAGATATGTCTATATCAATGGCTATATCTATATCTATAATGCAGATGAGCAAGAGTTCATTGATATCGGTGGTGTATGGCCTGATCAACGACAATTGAATGATTTTAAGTGCGATAATGTACCCTGCTATACTGATGAAGATCAATATGAGATTCCAGACGATATTATCAATACAATGGTACAGGATGTCTTTAAGAATGAATTAAGAATTATGACTGGGCAGGTGGGTGAAGTAACAATAGACCAACAACCATTAAAACCTAAACAATAATGACTGAACAAGTCAAACAAAGAAAAAAGAATATAGTAGCTCCAAGAACTCATTCGGCTAAAGAAATGTATGAGTTATACAGAGCTAAACGCCCAACTTCTGAAATACCATATTGGATGTTTAAAGAGGTGATCTCTAGATTTAATAAGAAGGCTAGTGATACAATCATTTTTGGCCAGATATTAAATTTAGGTAATAGATTAGGAGATATATTTATAAAGAAGATAAATCGTAATTACCGCAAGCCAGTAGTTAACTGGGGAGCGAGTAAAACAAGAAAAGCAGAATTAATAGCTGCTGGTATTACTCCAAAAGATCCAGATCATCCTGAAGGAGAAGAATGGATTATATTCTACACCGATTCTTGGTATTTGAGATGGGCTTGGAGTAAAAGAAGAGCTTGTAGGGTAAAGAACCAGACAGTGTATAAATTTACACCAACTGGTAATAAGAGTAAGAAGGCAAACGATAACTCTTTAGAAAAGCTGGGTAATAGAGGTAAATTAGCATTAGCAAACAGATTGAATCCAACACTACATTACGTGTATTCTCCTGTATACCCTGTAAACGAATAGTATGGCAGACATTAATAAATTAGTTCCAATTCTACTTAAATTTGAGGGTGGTTATGTTAATGATCCCTCTGATTTGGGGGGAGCAACGAATTTGGGTATCACGTTAGGGACTGCAGAGAAGTTTCATTTTGATGAAGATCATGATGGTGATGTAGATGTTAATGACGTAAAGTTGTTAACTAAAGAAGACTTTAGAATAGTACTAAAAGTTGGTTATTGGGATGTGTGGAGAGCCGATGAAATAAAAAATCAATCCATCGCTAATTTCCTAGTAGATTGGTTGTATAACTCAGGAGTAGATGCAATAAGAATTCCTCAAAGATTATTAGGATTAACTCCAGATGGTGTAGTAGGGAAGAATACTATAGATGGTGTAAACAAAGTAGATCAACAGAATTTCTTTAATCAACTTGTGGAAGCTAGAAATAAGTTTATTACAGATATAATTATCAAACGACCAGCTAATAAGAAATTTGAAATTGGGTGGCGTAATAGAATAAATAGTTTTAAATTTCAAGGATAATGCCTAATTATAAACTTGTATCAGCAAAAGAAATACTAGCTAGAGTCATTAGATCTCTAGGCTACAGGCTACCCTCATCTTATCAAGATGACATCTTAGAATGGATTCCAGAGGGTATGGGATTGATACAAGTAACTAATTCATTAGTGGTTACATCTACAGGTTGTCCTGGAGAGCCAGATGAACTAATCGTGAAGAATCATTGTGTTTCTTTACCTTGCGGGTTTGTAAATGTTTTAGCTATGGAAGATGCAAATGGCATGAGACTTCCAGAAGGTGGCGATATTACAGACTTTACTAAACAGTCTTCAGCTAGGCATATTGGAATCTCTGAATCATTTAATCCAGGTGAACCTAGAGTAAGTGTATTTGAAGTTAACCCCTTTGACCATCAAACTCAAGATGGTACACCAACTACTAAACCAGGCAGTTCAGTACCAATTTTTGGTGAGGATATTCAAAAGTCACAAACTAATGAAAGAGCTAGAAATTACTACAGAATAAATGGTAATTACATTCAAACTAGTTTTGAGAGTGGTCATGTCAGAATGCATTATTTAGCTCTACCAACAGACAAAGAGGGCTATCCACTTATTCCAGATAATGAGAATGTAAAATATTGCCTAGAGTGGCATATCATTAGAAGGCTTATTGGGGCAGGCTATGAGCATAAAGTATTCAAATATGATTATGCAGATGCACAATGGGAGAAATACGCAGCTAGAGCAATGAATGAAGTAAGTTATTACTCGCTTGATGGAGCAGCTAAGTTCTATAGAAGTATCGTAAGATTAATACCACCAGATCAGTTTGCTGACGACTTCTTTGTTAATAGTGAACAGCCTGAAACATTATCAAAATAAAGTATATGAGTCTCAAAGAGAAATGGAAGTCAGAGTGCACAGATACAGGTGCATTCCTCAAAACTAAACTAGGGCCAATTCTTGGATTATTAGGTTTAATTGGAGCTTTAGGTGAATATCTACAAATGTTACCACAAGTAATATCTGACGTAGTACCTATGTGGCTTAAATTAACTATTCTATTCTCTGGTTTAATCGCTCATTTATATGGAGGATTAACTGTAAAGAAGCAAGATGGACAAGTATAAGCATCAGTTCATAGTAATCGTATTTTGTATAGTACTAGGTGTATTAATAGGGCACTATATTGCTAGGCAAATGACTAGTGCAACTTTGGTTAATACAGATAAGCAGAAAGCAAAACTAAAGTATCAAGTAGACAGCTTAAAAGAACTTAATTCAGGCTTACTTAGAGCAAACGCATCACTAGCACATCAATACAGACTAGATTCAGTTGTAATTAGAAAATTACAATATGATATAGCTGCAGATGGAGTTAGAACAGAAAGAAGATTAAAGGCAATAGACACATTAACCACCAGTGAAAAAGTTACTTGGATTCTTAATCGTTATGCTTCTAAGCCTTAGCGCTCAAGCACAACACCTACCAGATTCTATTTTAGATAAAGTTATTAAAGAACTTATCTATAAAGATCATTTATCATACGTAGTTAATAAACAAGATAGTACATTGAAAGTCTATGCGCAGTCAGATAGTTTACAACGTATGCAGATTAGTAATTACAAGCTAGTGGTACATAACGATGAGGTTATAGCGGCTAAATTACAGCAAACAATACAGATACAAGGTGATGAATTAAATTCACTAAAGAAGCAGTTACGAAAAGAAAAGTGGAGAAGAGTAATTGGTTTTTTTGAGGGTGGAGCAATAGGAGCAGGAATAGTTTTAATTTTAAGCATATTTAAATAGTGAAGTTAGCAAAAGGTTTATTTTCTGATTGTGCATTACAAGACACTCCTCTTGGATGCTATCCTTTTGCTAAAAATATAGTAGCTTCTGGTAATCTACAGGGTGCTAAAGAAAATGAAGATGGTTTTTTGAATGCTGGAGCACTTGCTCCATATACTATTATTGGCATGGAGAATGTAGGAAAAGACATAGTAGTTTTCTCTACAGATAATGTGAATTCAGAAATAGGATTAGTTATACGTAATGGAGAAGTATTAACTTATTCAATAGTATATAATGATCCTGCATTAGCTTTCTCCACTTCGCATCCAATCATAGACATAGAGTATAGAATAGATGTGAATAATCAACGTACTGTTGCTTGGAATGATCAATTCAATACTCCACGTCTAATTAACATAGACAATCCACCTGCTACAGGCAATCTACAAGAACTTAACTTATTCCGTGATATAAATAACCCAGCACTACTTACTTATGCAGTAAAAGATACAGGTGGTTCATTAAAGACAGGAGCTTACATAATTATAACCAAGTATAGAAACACATTAGATCTAGCTGAGACCAACTGGTTCATCCATGATCACGTGTTCTATATCAATGATGACCCTATTCTCTCCTCCTTTCAAAATAATGATGGAGCAGTTGGAGGAACATCTACTTCAAAAAGTATTTCACTTTCATTTACAGGTAGTGACACTAGATATGATACTTTAATAGTCGGTTATGTGTATTCCTCTAATGGAGTACTCACTGCAGCTCAAGCATTAACTATAAGTAATTCAAGCACAGTTAATACAACCCTTACTGGTGGTGAGGCTAATATTCCAGTATCCACTGATAGTGTAGTCACAAGTACTACTAGTTATGCTACTGCAGGTTCATTGACTCAATTAGCTGGAAGATTATTTCTAGCCAATCTATCAGCTGATCCTATGCCAGCACTACAACAAGCTGCATTAGGAATTCAGGTAACTTGGTCTGCTACACTATTAAATGCAGTAACCAATGTAGGTAGTTATAAAGATGTAACTCCACCTAGTTTTATGCCTGGAGAAGTCTATGCGTTATATCTAGGAGTAGAATTAAACAAAGGTGGCTGGAGATGTTATCATATTCCTGGACGTGCCCCACTTACTGGAGAAAAGGATGCAGTTTCTAACTATGGGTTATCTTACACTAGATTTCAAGTAGAAGACACAATACCTTCTCTGACTACTCAAATGGGTTACTGGGAGAATTCAAATGAAAACTACCCAAACACTAGCGATTTCAATAATGGTACTGGCATAGATCTACGCGGCTTAAATGTACGACATCATAGAATGCCAAGTTTGACTTATTTAAGTCAAAATACTTTTTCTGGAGATTCTACTTTTGGTATAACTACATTACCTAGACTTACTTTAAATGTGTCTAATGTAGTCATACCAGCTGGAATCCAATCACAAATTAAGCGATGGAAGATATTCTATGCTAAGAAATCTGTAGATAATAGTTTAACTACTGGTTCAGATTTATTACATTATGCATTTAAAACTTCTGCACAACCAGGTACTAGTTGGAATACTGGTGGTAATTGGTATATAGGAACTACACACTCTGGATGGCAAAGTTTTGATACTCCCGATACAACTAAAATACGTTGTCATTCACTTGACTATTTGAATAATCGTTCACTACCAGCTCCTAATTATGTAAGTTATGCTTACAAGTTACGTAGTGCTAGTTTAAAATATGCAGCTCCTGGAGACCAATATAACGGTTTTGGTACTGTAGGAAATATCACAGTAACTGGGAACCAACGTGGAGGTACTGCTTCGGCTGTTATTGATTTTACTGTAACAGGTACGACAAGAACCAGTGGAAGTACCGCAATAGCAGGATTAAGTAACTTTGCTTACTTACCTCAAAATTCACTTAATGGCGCAGATAGCAATGCTTATAATGAGTCTAACTACGTAGCCACACTGGCCCCTGGATTTTCACCAACTTCAGCTATTACGTTTACACAGGTAGCAACTAGAGGCACAGGTGAAACCAGTCAAGATAATCAATTTGATAGATTTGGTTTTAATCAAGTGGACACTATGGTGGGTATGTATTATCTGCTTCTATCTAGTGTGCATAACAGCTTTAGCAATCAGACAGTAGTACCGTTAGAAGGATATCAAATTCCTTCCTCCACGTCAGGAAGCTTTACAGGTGGAGATGGATTCATCTCGTACATGAGTTACATGACAGCTGCACCAATGTGCGCTAATCCAATAGGGAATATAGGTAGACCAACTCTCGAAGGTCTACGCATGTGGAATGCTTATATTGGTTATAGTCGCAACAATTGGAATTTTAGATATCAAACTCAAGGGAATATAGATACCTATTACTATCCTAAGACAGATCCTAGAACAATGGTTAACGTATCTATGCTAACACTTGTTAATCCATCTGACCCATTCAATAATGGTGTAGGAAGCAGTGAGATATCTTTATTAGATTTGGCAAGTAATTTTCCTAATTCTATTAATTATAATGTAGATTATTCTACACACAATGAACTCAATACTCCAATTATCTTTGATCCACGAGTAACTAATCAGACTAAGTTTCCCAACACAATTATATTTACGCCAGTTGGTTCAGAAGAAAGCCAAGTGACCTCATGGAAAACATTCCTTTCTGGAGATAGATATGTGATGCCTAAAAACAAAGGATACATAACCAACTTGCAAGGAATAAACAATAAACAACTATTGATTCATACTCAGTACACGCTATTTCGTACACGTACAGATATGCAGATGGCTACTGCAGCTAATACTGAGAATATCTATATCCAATCGGCTAGTATCTTTGGAATATCTCCAGAGGAAGTGTTACCTAATAAGTCTGGTTATGCTGGTACTCAACATAAGCAAGCTTGCCGTTTAACTAAAGCTGGCTACTTCTTTGTAGATGACATTCAAGGTAAAGCGTTTTTATATACAGGCTCATTAGAGGAAATCTCTTACAACGGACAACGTAACTTCTTTAAAAATTTCAAATTAGCGCAAGCTAATCAAGGAACAGAGGCGTGGGTAAGTAATGGTTATACTTCTGGGTTTGATGAAAGAAACAATAGACTTATTGTATCTAAGAAAGAGGGAGCCACTTCATGGACATTAAGTTATGATCCAACTGAAAAACAGTGGATTTGTTACCACGATTATATTCCAGATCACATGTTCACAACTGTAGACAGTGTACTTTATGGTGTAAATGGTAACAAAGTTTATATACACAACCTATTAACCAATAATGCAGCTAAAGGAGTATTCTATTCCAATACGCCAGCATCATCATTTATTGATGTACCTTGTAATCCAGATGCTAGTGATAAATTATTTACTGGAGCTAGATGGATAACAGAATTATACCCTAACACACAAGTTAATGGACAGTATAATCAAACATTAAACTACCCCACTAGCTTTACACATCTCACCTTTAGGACACTAGATCATACTACAGGAAGAATACAGTTGAACTATAACAATTCCTTCTATTCTCAGAGGGCTAGTAACGTAAGAAGTATTAATAGAACCTGGTACTTCAATGATATACGTGACATAGCTAAATCAACTGGATTTACACTAGGACTATATTCCAACTTTAACATTGATCCTACAAAGCTCAATACATACAGTCCTTGGTACAATAAACGCAGATTTATAGATAAATTCGTAATTTGCAGATTCGAATATGACAATACAGCAAATAATCGTTGTATATTCATAGAAGGTGAAGTAGAATTTGAACCTGTAGCAAAATAATGAAAAAGAATAAAGGTAAGAAGGCAAAGACCACAGACTTGTACGAAAAATTCAAGTATAAGACAAAGAATAAACAGAAGGCTGCTTTTGGTACACAATTAGGTGAAACTAGACAACCAGTACCTGGAGAAGATCCTAGTGCTAATCAAATAGATAAAATGGGTGTACAGGCTGCAGGAGCAGTCAATCCACTCTTTGGAGCATTAGCTGAAACTGGTATTGCTACATCTAAAGCAGTAAGAGGTAATGCTCTTAATTCAAACAGGAACACAGCTGCTGAAGCTATTGACCCATTTGGATGGGCTAAAGGGAATCAGAATGCTGGAGACTGGGCTAAGTCTATTTTCTTAGGTCCTGCTTCTTGGGCAGATAAAGGTAGTAGACGTAAACAAGCAGCATTACAGAATAACGCTGCAGCTAATGCAGCTATCAACCCTTCTCTAATAGCTAATGCTAAATTAAAGAAAGGTGGCTATGTTCTAGGTGGAGATCCGCCAATTACAGGAGATGAGGATAAAAAGAAAAATCCTTTCTATCCATTTACTAGAGAATCTTGGAAGAGCCAAGGAGTATTAGACAGCTTAGGAAGAGGAACTATGCTAAAAGGTAGCTATCAAAATTTCAATAAATATTTTGGTCATGCTATTCCCACTGGAGTAAATCCAGATGATGAAACTTATTTTGGTAATCCTCAAGCTAATCCGTCTTCTTTGCAGGATTTGATTATCAAGAAGGCAAAACCAGTACAGTTTCACACAGTGACTGGAGAAACAGTAGCGCATAGTAAAATGGGATTAAAGAAAGGTGGTAAAGCCCTAGCTTCAAAATTAAATGTATTAGACGGTGGTAGTTTACGCTCTGTATCACCAACTGCAGTAGAGGTAGAGGCTGATGAACCATCTCAACAAGACTCAGTTGAACTAGAAAATGCTTTCGTAGATGATGGAGAGATCATAGATAATAAGAATCGTGTATTCTCTGAAGAATTAGGGTATGCAAAAGAAGCTAAAAAGTTGGAAAAACAAAAGAGTAAGAACCCTAGATTCTCAGCTGCAAACAAACACATTGATAGTAAATTAGATGCTCTATTTCAACATCAAGAAGAAAATAAAGACCTCATGGCTAGAAAACCTAAAGAGAAAGTAAAATCAATGGCAGCAGGAGGTACTTATAGACCTGAAAGTTATAAGCGTAAACCTAATGATTCAGTAGAAATAGGTCCTAGAGCTACATCAAAACACTTAGAACCTAAAGTAAGACTAACTGAAGAAGAGGATGTAAGGAACAAGATGTCCTTTTTAGAGGGTGGTTATGTCCCTCCTGAAGATAGAGTAATGATCACCTCACAACAAAGATTAAGACGTAAGGCATTTGCAGACGGTGGAGACATGCGTGATGAACTTAGTAAAGATTTCTTATCTAGAGCTAGGGAAGCTGGTACTTTTACAGCCAAAGCTCCTACTTCCTCTTCAGTCTCTAAATCCAAGTTTAAAGCCCCTAAAATCAACGCTAGAGAGACTGCAGCTAATTTGGCTACCTTTGTACCCAATGTAGTGTCTGCGTTCGCCCAGCGCAATTTAAAAGGCCCTGTAAGCCCTATTCTAGAGCAGTCTAAACAACTAGATAGGGTAAGACCAGATGCGCAATTAGCTGAGATAGAACGTGAAGGTGGAGCTACAAACCAGCTTATAAAGAATAATACAGCTCAGGCTGGGGATTTGGCTTCTGCTTATGGTAATGTATTAGCTAAGAAAATAGCTGCTAAGAACCAAGTTTACGGTCAAAATCAGGCTTTAAATGCTGAAATTCAAGGTAGAGAAGCATCTCTTAATGTGCCTATTGGAGCTAGAAATACTGATAGACTTAATCAATTCAGACAAGGACAGGCTGATTTCTCTAATTTACAACAGAAATTAACTACCGAGAATGTGTCAAATCTAGCAGGTAAAGTACTAGGAAGAGTAAGAGAAGCTAATTTACAAGATTTAGATAGGTTCAAATTTGGTTATTCACAGAAACAATTTGAAGATTCAGGAATAAACAGAAGAGCTTATGAGAAGTCAGATCAGCGAATGAAGTCTGATTATGATAAGTTTATGCCTAAAGAACCTATGAAAGACGGTGGATCAATTCATATTAAGAAATCACATAGAGGATTGCTACACAAGAATTTAGGAGTAGCTAAAGGAAAGAAGATTCCCGCTTCTAAACTTAAAGTGAAATCCACAGATAGCGCTGCAGTTAAGAAACGTAAAGTATTTGCTCAGAATGCTAAGAAATGGCACCACAAATAGGCTGTACTTAAACAAACTCAATACAAAGGAATCTTACTGATTCCTTTTTTATTTCAACAAAATTCAGTAAATTTGTCAAAAATATAATTTGGGTTTTTATGCCTGACTATTCATCATTTAATTTAGATCAAGGTTCCTTTCAGCCTACTTATGCTGGAAGTCCTTTAGATACAGTCCTTCAAACTAATCAAGCTTTACAAGAACGACACTATAGGAATATTGCTGATGCTAGTTCTATTGAACTTGCACTTAAACAAATGCAGTCTAGTGCTCTTCCTGGAGCTAGGGATTATATTGCAGACCAAGTAGGTCAAATCCACGAACAATTGCAGAGTATGGCAAAGTCTGGAGCTGAAAATTCTACAGCCAAGATTCTTGCTTTGCGTAATGCATTCTTAGGAGATGAGGGTTTGATCCGTAGTCAAGCAATTGCTAAACAATATGGAGAAGCCCAGAAAACAATACAGGATATAGCTCAGAAGACTGGTAGAGAAGCGGTGTATCATAAACATGAATTGGACAACATAGCTAAAGCTAGTCCATACATCAAAGATGAAGAAGGAAATCAAGTGCTTAATCCACTCTACTCTAAACCATTTACTCCTAAGATTTCACCTTACTTAGATCCAACCATAGACTACAAACGTATTACAGACGAAATCAAACCTGACAAATGGGTAGCTGAAGGTTTAACAGAGACTGGTAAGATACGATTCCAGAATGCTAAATATAAGATGGATAATGGTGAAATGGATATCCCTAAATTCTTAGAAGAAGCTAGTGCATCTGGTATTACACCACAGAAGATCAAAGCCCTTAAAGAAAGGCTATTTACAGCTTATAAGAATACATCAGCCTATGAACAACAAAAGGAATTCTTTGGCAAAGATGATGAAGCTCAAAGAGAAGACTTGTTTAATTATGGATTGATTGGAACCTATCACCAACTAGATAAACACTATCATCAGCTTAGTGGTACAGGAGGTGGAGGAGGTGGGGCTGATACTCCATCATTAAGACCAGTACTAAGTCCAGCAGTGAAGAAGGAGGCTATTAGAGCTAATCTGCCTTGGGACTTTGAGTTACCAAAAGCAGGAGAATATAGTGATCCTGAAGAAGCCAAAGGTAAAGCAATTGCTTCAATGCTAGGATTTAAACCAGATGGTGCTAAACAAGCCACACCACAAGAAAAACAAGCTGCTAATAAGAATTATGAGGATTTACTGCAATCAGCTGCTGAAGCTTATGGATTACCCGAAGCTGAAGTTTCAAAATTGAAATCAAATAGAACTGAAGGGAAGAAAGTAATAGAGAAGTTCTTTGATGAGTTCTATCAACCAATTCTCAGCAATGCTCAAGCTACTGCAGTAGTAGATAATAAGATGCTACCATTCTATGACAACTTACTTAAACGTAGTCCACAGAATTTGAATTATTATGACATGAACGGCAAGAAATACAACATGTTAGATAATAATGGGAAAGTAAACAGTGACTGGGCAAAATTAACTGGTGGAGATCCTGATAAATTCCAGTATGGTAACACACTATCTCCAATTAACGTAGATGCTGGTTTAATCAAAGAAGATGACGCAGCAAGTACTCTACACTCAGTGACAGGTAAAGACAAAGATGGAAATGCTACCACATTCTATATGTCTAATCCAGCTGAAATAGATAATGCAAGGAAGAATACAAACGTTGTGTACAATAAAGCTATTTCAAAGCCTGGGGTATTTATTCCAGTAAAAGGCGGTGGTGAAGCTAGAATACTAGTTGGTAAACAAAAAGAAAAAGCAGCTAGGTATTTACTTCAAACTGCAACAACTCATCCTGAGCAAGCTAATACAATCTTATCTTACATTAACGGACCACTAATGGAATATAAAAATGGTGATCAATTAGAAGTTGTTACACCACAAGGCTTAGGTCAATTCTTACACGAAAATAATATCTCTCTATCCTACAAAGACTAATTATGTCAGACGGTAAAGATAAACAATACACAAATATACGCCTAGCTGGAGGAGAGTCAAGTCCAGTAAATACACCTTACAATGGATCTAACTTAGGACTCAACTATATACCAGGTACTCCTGGAGATCCATCTGGAGTAGAAGCATACCTAAATGAGAATCAAGGACTAGCTCACACATTTACTAATTGGGCAGCACAATCGCTCAGTGGAGCTGTATTGGGCACCATTGAATCTGCTTCCTATCTTGCTGACCTTGAACAACTAAAGGATAAGATACAAGGTAGTGAGCAGGAATATGATAACTGGCTTGCAAAGGCAATGAGAGAAGCTAAAGAGAATGTCAAAGAAGCAGCTCCTATTTATCGCTCTAAAGAGGGTCAGGAAACTTTCTCCCCAGGTTCTAGAAGTTTCTGGACTTCTAATTCACCAGATGTTATCAGTTCAGTACTATCCCTTCTTATTCCAGGAGCAGTTGCAGGCAAAGCGGGTAAAATGGCTGCAGCTGGATTTAAATTTGGTGAAGCAGCACAAGCGGGTAGTGAACTAGTAGCAGCTACACTAACTTCTCGTTATGCCGAATCCACTATGGAAGCTAATCAAGTTTTCCAAGACGGCTACAAGCAATACTTACAACAAAGAATGCCCGATGAACAAGCTAGGGAATTAGCTGGACAAGCTGCATCACGTACATTTAATACTAACTGGATACTAGCAATACAGGATCTGTATCAATATAACTCTATTCTCAAAGGTTTTGGTAAGGCAGCTAAAGCAAAATCATTACTAGGTATCGCTGGTGAAACAGCTGGTCAAATGATTTCAGAAGGAGCTGAAGAAGGATTACAGTATGTATTCTCTGAAGAAGCTAAGAAAGCTGGTGCTAATAAAGGACACGGATATTTTGGTGATGAGTTCTGGAATCAAAGATTATCAGATTACATAACTAGTGATGAATTTAAAACTAACGTAGCATTAGGGGCAGTTGGTGGTGGCGTCTTCGGTGGCGTTGGTCCTGCAGTACAAAAAGGAGCTGATATGCTCCGTAAGCAGAAGTCAGATATTATAGATTCACTAGCTAAAGAAAGAGCTAATCTAATGAATGACTTTGGTACTTCTAAGAAGATAGATAGTGATAGATTAGCTAATAATGCTTTACAACACTTAGCTAATGGTAAACTAGATAAGTGGATAGATACTGTAGAAGAGCTTAAGAAGGTTCCAGATTTAGAGCCAGATACAAGACGTGATCTGGATCAGCATAAGGATGAATTGACAGAACTTGTCAATATCAACTCTCAGATTAAAGATTCTAAGATTCCTAAAGACTTACAATCTACTGCAGTAGCTGATCATTATGATGTAATGAGAAGCACTAGGTTAGGTAAAGAACTAGAAGGTAAATTAAACGAGCAATATAACACACTCCCTAAACTAGGTTTACCAGAGAACTTACTTACTCTGAAGAAAGAAAAAATTAATTTAGAAGCTATCAAAGAATTAGCTACTAAAGAACCTGCATATGCTCCATTAGCACAAATGTTAGCTAATAAGTTTCAAGATAACCTGACTGCTCTTGAACCAAACAAAGATTTAAGAAGAGATTTAGAAACACAATTAATAACACCTAAAGATAAGGAACTTGTACTGCTTAACAAGCAAATAGCACTTAATAACAGTCATGTTAGACAACTTAAGAATAAGATAGCTAAATACTCTACACCAGAAGGTGTTGCTCAATTGTCTGCAGAGAAAGCACAGAAGACTGCTAATGAGGTAGCCAAAGCTGCTATAAACAAACCTAACGTTACAGCGACTGAGATCAAACAAGCTCAAAGTACAGTTACAGATCCCCAAGTACAGCAACAGCTGGGGGAGAAACTAAACCAAATTGTAGAAGAACAGAAAGATAACAACAAAGCTACAGTAGACAGTGAGTTGAGTAAGTTAGAAGAACTTCCACAAGAAGTACTACCTACACCAGAAAACTTTAGTCCTGAAATGATGGAGCAATCTCCTGAAGATATTACTCCAGACATGCTAGAACCAAATCCTGAAGCGTCTCTAGAACCTTCTGAAGTACAAAAGACTGCAGCTAGCTTTGGTATTGGTAATGAGATATTGTCACAGCTAGAAGTAGAGAAACCAACTCCTAAACAGAAAGCAGTTACCAGTAAAGCTAAAACCAAAGAAAGAGTACGTAATACACAACTTGAAGAAAGCACAGCCAAATCTTGGCTAAAAGAATATCAGTCACATAAGGATAAAGACGGTAATTGGGTAGAAGATAGGGACCCTCTTGGGTTTCCTATAGAGCAACAATACTTTGCTGCAGATGGAAGCTTAGTTCCTGCACATAAGATATTTGCTACAGATGAGAATGGAGTACTGCTGATTAATACACCACAAATCAAAGTAGGAGATAAAGTTCTATTAGTTAGAGAAGATAGCTTTCCCTACACAATCACTAAAGGATTTAAACCAACTTCTGATTTAAATTCAGTAATCAATGTTTATCAAGTAGATAAAAATGGACATAAAATAGGTGATAAGCCTTTGTTCCAATTAGACTCTGCAGATAGTCCAAACTTATCACCAGCGCAACAAGCAAGTAACTTACGTCTTAGACAACAAATCACAGTATGGGGGCCTAATGAATTAGTAACTACTATACAAGCAAAGAATATAGGTACAGTTAAACGAGGTACTAACCTCCAGTCTATCTCTGTATTAGAGCATGATTACATGGGAGATAACTACGTTAAACTTCCTCATGGAGCAATCTTAGGTATCGTAGATCATCAAGGGCACTTTACATTTAAAGGTGACAATATAGTTTCTCTACCTAAACAAACTCAGGATAAGTTAGATGAGTTAATGTTAAACTATGCAAAAGATGCGGAGAATTTAATAGGATCAACTATAGTAGCCAGGACAGCACCAGATGGAAGTTATCGCATGGAGACATTGACTTATCGTCAAATGACTCCTGAAGAAACTAAATACGTTAAAGACAATCTAGCCTCCTCATTCAAAAGTAATGACTTTACTAATCTTAAAAAAGTAATGTACTTTCCTGAGTTATCAACAGGATACTTTATTGCTAAAGATAAGAAAGGTGCCGCTAAAACTCCAGATCTATTCACGTTACCTAAAGCTACTAAAAATAACAGAATAACATTGTTTAAGAGTGGTACTGGTAAGTATACGTTAGGTATTCCACTTAAGTCTAGTCAGACAGGGAATAGGGTATGGACCACGTTAGAAGGAAACGATATTCAAAATTTCCTATCTAATAAACCTGCCAGTATTACATTCCATGCTATTGTAGAAGGTAAATATGCTAAGCGTAAGGAAGTAAGAACTCCAGAACAGTATGCTAGTATTTTGTCTACTATGAATTCATTGATTGACTCTCAAAGTAGACAAGTAGATTTTGATCAAGTAAATAAAGAAGCTCTTTATACTGATCCAGTGACTAACCAAGAATACACGAACTATTATGATTTCTTGAAGGCCACTAATACAGTACAGACATACTTGCGAGGATCGAACACAATTGGATTTGGTCAAGATAATTCTTTCTCTTATGGCTCAACAACGGTATACCTGGACTCTTCGCCTAAAGATATTAAGACTGACATAGATCCTCAGACTGAAGAGCTAGAAAAAGTGGAACAAACACCTCCACCTAGCGCACCAATAGAGTTAGGCCCTACAACTCCAATATCTCCAGAAGAAATAGAAGAAGAGTTTGGTCCTAAGTATAAACATTTCTCATTTGAGAATACTACCTTCAATGTAATAGGAGAGAAAGAACTTCAATGGTTTAAGAATAACTACGGAGAAGAGTTCTTGGATATTGCGATAGGTGTAGATAAGTTTATTGGTGCTAATGGAGTAGAAGCTTTTGGTAGTTATTACAATGCATTGGTAACTCTAGCTCAGTATGCTCCAGAAGGAACGACTTATCATGAAGCTGGGCACTTTGTATTTGATCCAAAGAATAAGTTAATTACAAAACTTGAGCGTGAAAAGATACTTAAAGAAGCTAAAAAGATTTATGGGGAGCTAAAGGACAACTATCTTGAAGAAAAAATTATGGAAGATTTTGAGAGATATAAACTCTCAGATGGCAAGTATCTTCCAGAGGTTTCTAGAACTAAAAGCTTCTTCTCTCGTATTCTTCAATTCATTAAGAAATTGTTAGGCTATAAGACAGAGATTCAAAAACTATTTGAAAAGATAGATACGCCTAATCTATCTATTGAAGATAGAAAGACACTTTATGAGAATAGATCAAAGTTAGTTGATCCAGATCAAATTCTTAATAAAAGATTACCTGGCTTTATTTCTTCTCGTTATGAACAAGAAGCTCTTATTTCAGCTAGAAGTAAAGCTATCGCGATTGCTTCAGAAGGTTTAAAGCAGGTGAGTGATGTAACTAAGTTCTTGAGTAATAGTATTAATCTAACTAAAATTCTTGATCAAGTTAAGGACTATTATGCTAGACTAGCACAGAATTTAGAAGCTGTAGGAGATAAGCGAAATAAAGAGCAGACACTACAGTTAATGACCTTAAATGCAATGGGAGTAACTAAGACTCCTGGATATGAGAAATATCAAGGATCTTGGGATGATATAACTTATGGACCTATTAAAGAAGATGGATTTAAAAGTAAGCTATTACAGGTATTCAGTGACCTAGGATTTGTAGTCAAGTATGATCTAGACAAAGTAGAAGCTCAGGAGCAAGATGAAGCAGAGAGAATCTATGACGTAGACTCAAGTTTGATCAACCCATCTTCCTCTATTTCAAATAGAGTTAGATTATTGTTGCATTCTATTCCATCCCCAGTTGTAGATTCTAAGGGGCAAGTAATAGATAGTCAAAAGACGCTATTTGGAGATATAAAACCTCTTGATTTCAGATCTGCAGATGCAATGTTGGCACTTAAGCTAAGTGATGCTATTGACCCTTATGAGAGGCTACAAAGTTTAGCTAAGCTTAACCCAATAGCTAGAGTAATTCTCAATAAACTTGATGAAGTTAAATCTTCAGGAGATAATCAAACTTTCACTGAAGTGATGGTTAAATATCGTAGGGATAGTAATGACAAGAAGACTATTCTACTTCAGGAGAAAGAAGTGTTTGTACCTGTAGCTGAGCGTGGGCCAGACGGTCAAGAAACTACTAGGGTATATACTTCTAGATTCATAGATGCTAACCGTAATTCTGTATTTCGTACTATTCTAAATAACTGGAGGTCAGAAGCAGAAAGAGTGAACCTTATTACTCCTACTGGTGAACTGACTACTAAAGCTAAAAAAATAGCTACTGACTTTGCTAGCCTCAAGGCTAAACAAAATACAATAGCGTTTGAACCGTTACTTAGTCAATTCCAAACAATATTAAAAGAACTTGGAGTAACGCTTCCAGATGGTCTTATTGCTGAACTACAGTCACTAGACACTCAATATGTTAAAGCTGTACAACAAGCTAAAGCACGTGAATTAAAACTTAAGAGTTTAGTATTTGGTGAAAACAGCGCTAGCTTGGAGGCTTTAATCAACACTTTTAATAGTGATATACAAGTCAGCTCTCCATTTGATGGTAAGACTAACGTGCTTGAAAAATTAGCTAAAGCATCAGCTATCTATTATGATTCAGTTAAGACTGGGGCATATCTGAATGAGAATGGTGACTTGGAATATCCAATAAATCTACCATCTTATTTGAGTGAGTTTGCTAGTTTATTAAATAGTCCTGATAAGCTAAATGAATGGGTTAATACCTTAGAACAAGATGAATTCTATAAAGATAATCAATTCATAGCTACTCTTAAACAAGCTATTAGAGGAAAGCAACTAAGCAAAATCAGATTTAGCTTACTCTCTGCCATTCGTGATAAAGATAGTGATGCAAAGATGTTTGGAGATAGAAGTGAGATTGACTCATTAGTCTCACGACTGGTGTCTTATTTTAATAATGAAACTCACAATGATAAGTCAGAGTATGCTTCAATCTTTATAGGTACTCCTGCTAATAAAGCTAAAGATCCTATGATGAATCTTCCTAAGAAGAGAGGAGATGAAGCGTATGCATTCCTGAAAAAAGTTTTAGCTAATACTGTACTTAATGAGATTTCTAGAATACAGAATATCAAAGATAGTCTCGGTAAACCTAGGGTAGGTAATAATCCACTTCCACAAGAAATAAACAATCTTAAGAATGCTACTAAATTCATTTACTTACCTGAGCTAAATGAGATAGAAGGATTAGCAGATTCATTATCTAATGGTGAGATATCTGCAGACAACTATAAAACTGCTAAGGCTAAACAAGAGCAAGTCATCAATAATTGGATTGACCAAAAGTACGATTCATTCTTGAACCTTCTTGAATCAAATGATATCATTAGGGTGAATAGAAAGAGTGGTAGAGTAGTTAATATCTCCAACACTCGTATTCCAAAAGATATAATCAATCTTTATGGTACCCCAGCTAAATTCTTGAAAGAGTTCTTCTACAATGACACAGCATACAGACTGGAAATGTCTAAAGTCTTCATGGGAGATTTGGCATTCTATAAACCAGGTGTAGATGACTATTTTAAGCGTATGTACCAGCTAGTAACTCCAGGTTACAAAGCTTATACTGATAAGGAAACTAGTATAGTAAGAGGTATTTATCCAGCACAGAAGAAGATTGAATTGCCTGAGATTAATAGCCTTAAAGAACTGGGTTTGTCTGACTCTGTAGCTAATAATTATAAGAGAGGTGTTAATAAGACAGATGCACAATCCTTATCCACCATTCATGGTTATAGGACCCTAGCTAAAGCTCTTGGCTTATGGAATGACTTTACTCATGAGAAAATCTATCAGGTAGCTTGGAAGTACAATGAGCCAGCTAGACAACAGATAAAGAAGTTAACTCTACTTGGAGAAATTACTGAACAGGAAGCCAAAGATCTTAATGGTATTCTATTCAATTTAGATCTACAACCTCTTAAACCATTCCAGTATAACGATAGATTTATTGACTTACCTAATGGTAAGAGAATGCTATTAAAGGAACAGTTTAAGGATTCTATTACCCCTATTTTACCTGAATTAGCTAATACTCATCAAGGCTACAAAGAACTGCACGATTATATGCTAGGTAATGGCTTTGATGTACTATCGGCTGAAGATGCTGTAAAAGTAGGCAGCTATGGAGTTCTTGATATGACTCAACCTGCAGAAGCTTGGCAGAAAAGAAGAGTAAGTTTAGATGATATTCGTTTTCCTCAGTTTATGCCTTCTAAAAAGAAGGAAGAAACTTCAGGTACACAGTTACATAAACTTATTATGGGTGATGTACAGGATAAGACAGACTATAGCCTTAATGATACTAAGATCTCTGGAGTTGACTTGAAAGCTGATTATAATAAACTTTGGGTAGAAAAACTAGAGAATGGAGTAACTAAGCTTAAGGATTTACTAGGAATGGGAGATGATTTCAAGTTCTCAAACAATCCTAATAAGAAGATTGAGCAGTTACAGAAACTTCAGTTAGTCCTTAAACAAGAGTTAAACCAGAGAGATCTAAATGATAATTATAAAGATGCTATTAATTTAACCCTATCTCAACTAAAGGGTATAGAGTTTAATATGCCTCTTTCCTTCCCTCAAATTACTAAGCCATTTGAAGGAATCATTGTTAAGTTGTTTGATAAGTACGTTACTAGTCAAAAGAGTACTGGTTACACAGCTGTAAATTTAGCCGATTTTGGAGTACAGAAGAGTGATGAACTTAGATATGTACGTAATGAAAATGGACAGCTAGTCGAAGCTGAAATCGGTATTGCTATCAATCCAAGTGAATTTGGATTACGTTATGGCGAACATATCTCGCCTACAGGTAGAGTGATATGGGATAAATTAAATAATAACCAACAAGAAGCGTTACAGTACATCGCTTATCGTATTCCAACTTCCAATAAGAGTTCGATGCTACCAGTTCGTGTGGCTATGATCTTACCTAAGACCATGAATAATATAGTCATGATCCCTGGTGAAACTACTCTACAAATGGGTTTGGACTTTGATGTGGATAAAACACAGTTACTACGTAGAGTAACCAAGGATGGTAAAATAGATAAGGCTCACGTAGATACTAAGTTATTTAATATCTATTGGTCAGTATTGACAAACAAAGAGCATTTGAACGCAATGCTAACACCATTATCAACTGCTCGCTTAGAAGCAATTAAAGACAACTATACCAAACGTGGTATCTTAACTTCAGAGACAAATCAATCACCCTTCACTCTAGAAGCCGATATTAAAGCTCAAACAAAGAATAGAGAAGAGAAGGTAAAAGTTGGTGGTGCTTCTAGAGCAGCTACCGCACATAGTGTTATTCAGATGCTTGGTGAAGAAGCAATACAAATAAATCCTCTATTTGATATTAAGATAGCTCGTAAAGGACCTCTTAGATTTGGTCATATGACTTCTCAAGATGGTAGTTTAATATCTGAGAACTTAGGAGAAATACAGCAGGCAGCACTTGATGCGGCTAAAACGCCATTGTTAGCTATTTTCAATATTACCAAGAAACTTCTTTCTCCAGCAGAGACATTAGTGATGCTTGGTTATGATCTTAGAACTGTTACAGACTTCTTCATGCAGCCTGTAGTCAGAGAATGGTCTAGTAACTATATAAAAGAAAATGAAGACGATTTAGCTGCTACTGAAAGCTTCTTAGAAGCTCATCCAGAAGTGGGTAGTGTCATCAACAATTTACGTAAGCAAGGAAGTAGACCTACACTTAGCTTAGATGCTCTTAGTCAAGCGTTAACTTCTAAAGTAGGTGAGAATCCTATACACGATGCGGCTGTACTTCTTGAACTAGGTAACTTATTGCAAGCAGGTAAATTGTTGTCTAACTTCACGAATGTGCTTAGCTTAGATACTTTTGGAGATACATCATCCATAGAATCGTTACAAGTTATGGCTCAACAAGTAATGGAGTCTACTAACACAGATAACAACTTCTATATTGATCCTAGAGTATTTAGTATGGAGAAAGCTCCAACTAATGCTAAGAGAATTGCTGCCTTCCATGAGTATAGCTTAGAGAAACCACTTGTATTAGCAAATGAGATATTCCCTAGTACTAATATTCACTACCAAGCAGCTAGGGATTATATTCTTGAAGCTCTTACTTTACGTAAGACTAACAAAGATTTGCTAACGAAAATTAACAAGTTTATACACTTCTATAAATTACAGCACGACTCAGCGCTGTCCCTTGCACTTGGTAAAGTATCACCTACTAAAGAGCCATATACTTCTAGGTGGAGATTTACAGAGCCAGGAAACACTATTGTTGAGTACTTTAGCAAGTTTATGAAGAACGCTAAGAAGAATCATCCTGGACTGTTCAATGAACAAGGAATGATACAGAATAAACTACTAGCTAGTATACAAATTCAAACTTTCTCGAATAACGATAAGTTAGCTATGTTAACTGTAAATAATGTTACAGATGATAACAATAGCGATCTAGTATTGGCTTGGAATGATTTGCTTAATGCTAAATCAGAGGAAGTTAGAACCTTAGCCCACGATTTAATTAGATATGCAATTTATACGTCTGCTTTTAATTACAGTCCTACTTCATTTGCAGACTTGATTCCAACTGATATCTGGAAAACAACTGGATTGGCTAATTATTGGGAAGACAATAGAAATTCTAGTATTGACAATGAAGGTCTACTACTTAATTTTGTTAGACATAATTACAAAAAGATTAAGTTCTTCCCTCAATTCTTTATTACCTCTAATGGTAGATCACAATCTATCATAAAATCAAGTAGGGTAATGGATGATAAAGGTATACTTCAAGCTTTTCAAATTAGTAAGGAATACAAGCAGGCTGAGGTATTACCTAGATTCGCTATTGTAAAAGGAAGATTGTATGAACAATCACCAGCCAATCCATATTCCTATAAACAATTACAAAGTGCTGGTGGAGATAACTTTTATGAAGTATCAACAGATGGAAGAAATCTTTCAAGAAATCCAGTAAACAAAGATGATGGCTCTCCTAATCCCTGGAAGAATGCTATTGTACGTAAAGATGAAGAACTAAAAACTACTGATCCTAGACTACAAGTTGAGAATAGGCTAAGAACTTTTGAGCTAGGTACTTTAGAAGGTAAACCTCAAACCGATCAAGAAAATGATAACCTTCACAACAACATGATTAATTTTCCTGAAAAAGGAATGGTTAATGGTGGTGAGACATTTGAAGAAGCTTCTGATCGTGTAATTTCTCTAATGAAAGATTTAACTAAGAATGCTGCAAATAACAGTGTTATAGTAACTCACAATGCTGTATTTGGAATTATTAAAGTATGGGATCAAGAAGGTAGGCCAGATTCTCTAAATAAAGAGCAGAGAATAAAATATACCAAACAGGATAACACAGTAGCAACTGGTTCACACTTTACAATTAAGACTAGTAAAGGAAAATTATTTGTGGTTAGGCATGGTGAAACCACAGATAATGTAGCTAAAGTGTTTAGAACTCCATCAGCTCAGCTTACTCAGAAAGGTATAAAGCAGGCTGAAACTGCAGCTAAGGCACTAGCTATATTCCAGATCCCAATGATTATTACGTCACCAATGGAAAGAGCTGTAGAGACTTCTAGAATCATTTTAAAAGCTCAAGGGGAAGTACAGAAATTCAATCAACCTGCTTTGTCAGATAGTGATATAATAGCTACAAATCCATTTATAGAGTACTATCTACCTAACCAAAGCAATGATCCTAAAACTGTACTTGAACATCTTATTAAAGATGAAACTAATCCAGAAAACAGGCAAGCATTACAACATTTACTTGATAACGTATCTAAAATAGACGCTAAAATAGATGTTACTGCAGATGATATGTTGGGTTTTATGGGTAGATATGAAGTCATCACAAATAATGGTAATCTTGTTAGTTCAGTAGTTAAAATAAACCCTAACACTAATTCCATAGATTCTCAAGCAAGTGCTAGGGCTGTAATACATCATGAATTGGAACATGCATTCACAGTAGGTGTGTTAAAGAATCCACAGACTGAATTGGAGAAAAACTTCAACACAAATTTAAGTAGAGTATTAGAAGAAGCTAGACAAAAATTAGGTATAGTCTACTATACTGAAAATAAATTTGAATTTATAGCTGAGTTAGCTTCAAATGAAGCCTTTAGACAGAAACTTAGAGGGGCCGACTTGTGGAGTAGAATTATTCGTTCAATACGCAAGGTATTAGGAATGAAAGACTCCTACGATAAACTTATAGAACAAAGGTATGAAGTTATTTCACAAGGAGAAAAACTAGAAAGAAGTAGTGGAGTACTGGGTAAACCTGAAAATAAAAAACCAGGTAAAAAGCAGTTAACTATTTTTGAAAGCATGTTATCTTCTCTGGACTCTAGAGTTAGAGAATTAAAGAGAAGAAGAGGTAAAGAATCTGCTATAGAAACTGAAGCTGAATTAAAAGTACTCAAAGAACTAGCTAAGAAGAACGAGTCTGCAATGGCAGTCAGATACTTAGTGTATGTCAATAAGGAAATAGCTAAGCTTAAATCTATCTATGACTTGATGGATAAGACTCCAGAGAAGTTGAATGCTAAATTAATAGCTCCAATGTATGATCAATTACTATCATACAATTTACTTGACGAGTTACTGAAAGATGCTAAGACCAACCCAGATGCGTATGTGGGTAAGACTGGTGATATCAAGCAATTTATCACTGAAGTAAATAATCTAAGAGGTGAAGTGTCTGATTTACGACTAAAATTAGAGCACCTTATTCCATATAGAGTAGCTAGTTTCATTAAAGATAATATTCGTCAAGGTCAGAGCTTTGAAGAGGTAGTAGATTCCCTTAAAGTAGCAAATGGTGATGTAAGCTATATAGCTAGATGGTTAACTCCATTTATTGAAGTGAATGATGACACTGTTAAAGCATTTGCTCAACGTTATGCTGAAATTGATATGGAAGCGTATCGTAAGACTCAAGAGGAATTATACAAATTTGATAAAGTACAGCAGAAGACTACTGTTAATTTAGGTAGCAACAGACGAGTAACAATAGAGTATACTTCAACTGGTGTAAATAAGGCTCTTGATGATTATGACAAGTGGTTAAAAAAGAAGGGAAAGAACCCAGGTTCTATTAGAGATAAATTTGATCCTATCCTAGATAAAGCCTCCTTTAATAAGGATACGAGTGAAGGTATTTCTTTTATAGCTCCTTGGACTAAGGAGGGTAAAGCAATCCTTTCCATTAAAGAAGGATCAGAAGACTATCCGTTAAAGCAGTTGTATGAAACTATTGTTCTAAATTATCTCAAGTCTCAAGAAGAAATTAAACTTCCATCTCAACGCCCAGGATTACGTATACCAACTATTGGAAGAGATGTAATGGAAGGATTCTTGAAAGAAAAAGGTATTAAGGAGACTGCTGGTATGATGAAAGAGCAATTCCTGAATAACTTCATTGAAAGATTCGATGATAATGAGTATCAACAAGTAGACCAACATGGTAATGTAATTAAGGCTATTCCATTACGCTATACTTCTAAACAGGATGGTAAGGATGGTAGATTAAACCTAAACGAAGTAAGTTTAGATGTAGCTTCCACCACTATGTTATTTCGTCATGAAATGATTAAAAGACCTATGCTTCTAGCAATACAAGATGATGTAGAATTAGCTAAAACACAATTGGCTCAGCGTGAAGTAATGCAAACTAAACGCATTGAAGCAAGTGGTTTAACTCCATTCCTATCTTCTGAAAGAGAAGGTGTCGTATTAGAGAATGGCAAATATCAGACTATAAAAGGTTTAGAATCTAAAGCTTACAATGCTTTTCAAGACTTGATTGATCGTAAACAGTACGGTATAGTTAAGAAACGTGAAGGAGATATCAAAATTGGAGAGAAGAAAGTATCAGCTTCTAAAGCCCTAGATGCTTTCTTAAGATTCAGTGGATTTAGAATCATGTTTGGTAAAATTGCTATTCCTTTAGCTAACTGGAGTGTTGGTGAACTCACAATGATTAAAGAAATGATTGGAGGGAATATTATTGATTACAAAGATTATCTCTATGGACAGAAGAAGTATAATCAAGTAGCTCTTTCATCACTTTCTGATTTAGGAAGAAGAGCTAAACAAACTGAGTGGGGTAAGTTATTCACTTACTTCAACCCAATGGATAATCTACGTCCAGTTAATACACTAGGAATAGACACGACTTGGATGAGAACAGTATGGCATAAGATTATCTCTACTGGAGGTCATACAGTTGAGTATAAACTAGCGGTAAACGCTTTAGGAGCTGTAATGAACAGGTTTAAGGTAGTTAATCCTGAAGGTAAGTTAGTCCCTATGGATCAGGGAATACACATCTCTGATGCTGGTAAATTAACTCTAAAATCAGGTTATAAATATGCTGGAAAACAAGGTAAGCAATATGAAAAGCCTAAGACTGAAATTAGTGACAAGGATATTAACGAAGTAATACAATATACTCTACGTACTTATCAGCTAATGAACGGTGTGTATAATCAAAGTGATAAATCAGCTGCTCAAGCTTATACAGTAGGCCGTCTAGTAACCTTTATGCGTAATTGGTTAGTTCCAGGCTTACAAGCTAGATGGAATACAAAGCATTCAGATCAAAGATTAGGTATGGAGAATGAAGGATACTACATTTCTTCTTTAATAGCCTTCAATAATATTTATGGTAAGAACGGATTCTTGAAGGGTACATTGGATTCTCTCAAGATGCTGTTCTGGTTAGGAGCTAGTGATCCTACAACTCTACTTTTACCTAATGAATTAGCTCTTTCTCCTGAAGAGCAAGATGATTTGATCAATATGCGTAAAGCCAATATCAGAAAGACCCTATTTGAACTTTACATGATTGCTGGATTAGGTTTGCTTATCTTTGCTGGATATGATGACGATGATGATAGTTACATGAAGTATATGGCAGCTAGAATCAAACGTGAATTAACCACTTATTATGATCCTACTACAGCTTGGGATGTGTTAAGATCACCTACAGTAGCCCTTTCAACTATAGAAGCTACTTCTAAATTGTTAGGTACAATGACTGATGGTGGGTGGAATTATCTTACAGGGAATGAGCAAGAGATGATTAAGTCAGGAGCTTACAAGGGATACGGTAAAGCAGAAGCAGCTTTCTGGAGAGCTTCAGGATTAGATTTCATGAAGCAGTTTGAGGATATAGATCGTAAGACAGATTTTGTACTTAAAGGAGCATACAGATAAATAAAAAAGAACCCCTAAAGCCGAGGCTCTAAGGGTTTAAAATTTTCTTTTCAATTAGTAATTCTTTCACTCTACTCCAATCAACATAAGGTCTTCCTTTAGTAGGATATATCAATGGACAACCTAATGCTGCATCATCAATATACAACTGAGCATAACACTTATTACTAGCTGTCCAAGAAGTTTGTGATGGATTGTACTGTATTCCATGCAATGGTATGTTATTTACTAAGAACCATTTGGCCGCTTCTTCCAATCCTTGCCCACTTCTCATTGTAAACAAGATGAGTTTATGTCCTTCTTTTACAAGTTGTTTAAGTATAGGTTTTGCCCCTATCTCTTTACCAGTATCTGGATACTCATGAGTCACACAAGTACCATCGAAATCAATTGCTATATCCATCCTAATTTAAATAAAATCTCTGTATTCCTATAGTGTTAAACTCAACTACTTGGGTTGGTACTACATCACCTTTAAGGACTAACCAAATCTTGTCTACTTCACTCTGTTTCATTACCAAAGGGTTATATGTTGTCTAGTACCTTTCCAGTAATAGAATAAAAGTAATTTACCTTTACTAGTACGTTCAATGTTTGGGCATAATACCATTAGCACTATACCAGCGATCATGAGTATAGGTATCATAATTAATTAGTCTCTTTATCATGATGATCAATTTCAAGTAGTACATCTCTTCTACACATAATCTTATCTAATTCCTCATACGAATAGGGCATAAGGTTGTTAGTATCTACACCTACATCCATCGTGCGTATGTTCTTAGTATAGTACTGATCACCAATCCAATTAGGATTACCTATTTCTGGTCTCATAGCATCTAATGTACCATGAGAATGACCATATAACATCCAAGCTCCTTTATGTGAGTGATTCCATACACGCATAGCATAATGACAAAGAACAATGAATCTACCATTGATCTTGATCTCTTTATAATGCTGTACAGACTTGAATAGCTTTTGTATATCTTCTCTATTACGCTCAATGTGGTGATCATGATTGCCTAGAATAAGGTGTATATTCTCACAGTTTAGTCTAGACCAGAAATCTTCAATAGCCTTGAATCCTCCAAACGACCAATCACCTAAGTGATAAAGAATATCATTTGGTTGTACTAGTTTATTGAAATTCTCAACTAGTTTATCATTGTGTTCTTCTAGTGTAGCAAATAGTCTACAACCACTCTTGTCTTCCCATTCAGAAACTCCAGCTACTATGCTTTTGTGGTTGTAATGGGTGTCTGAAGTGAACCAAATATTAGGTGATGTATTGCTCATACTTCTTTCTGTTTATTTTGTTGTAACTCTTGTGCATATCTTTAATTACTCTAATAGGTATCCATCTACCCGTCTTAAAGAATCTAATAAAGTTCCTGAAGATAGATTTCCACAAAGGTATATCAAGAAATAGAATGTACAACTTAACAGTAAAGTCTTTGTACTTCTTTTTAATCAATTTATCTATGTAGATATCAATATAGCTCTCTCTACAATGAGTATTGTCTACAAGAATATGTGAGATACTATCATCAATAAGTAGTGCTTTAAAGTTATCATAGAAAATCTGACTAACTTGAGTCTCTGTGTTTCTACGATGTAGATATGGTTTAGGAAAGTGATCCTCCCTGATCTGATCTCTACTAACTACGCCTAGTCCACGATCACCTGGCAATATACCAAATGTGCTCTTGTACTTTTCAACATAGGTAGACTTACCAGCACAGGGAGGACCTGCTAAAATGATTATTGTTTTAAGCATTGTCTTCCACGACTTGATCTTCAATATTCACTTCCCCAGTCTTACTATCCTCATCTAATTGCTTAGATTCCTTCTCAAGGAAACGTTTACTCTTCAGCTTAAAAGCTGAAAATGTATCTTTCCCATCGATACGTACTACAATACCTTCTGCTGGTACTTTATTGGTACAATAAGGACAATCTTTTTCTAGATATGAGCTAGATAGCAAACTCAATAGTTCGTTACCCCATTGATCTACACCCTTTATGAAAGTTTGATTGAATATTTCTCCAGCTGTACCTTCATTAGCCCAACGATTTAGCTTTCCGTAGTACAACTCTTTTACGGTTTCTAATTGATACTTCTCACAATATCCTTTAATTTGATTCCAGCTAAATTCGATTGTATTGCCATCTGGTTTAGTGTAAGTGATACGATAGACTAGGAATTTATGTTGTGCAGCATCAGTTTCTACAGGTCTTAGATCATCATTCCTTACACTACCAACCATACCAGTGTTACAACCGTAGTCATATGCTTTCTGTATAGCTTTACCAGAAGGTAAGTATCCTACAATCTCACCATAAATAGTGATACCTTGTTCGATCTTATCTTTAATTTCATTCAACACTACTTTCCAAATATCTTCATTATAGTATCCAGCGGTAGCTTCTTTGTTTACATATTGGTTTTTGATAACTGACCTACTTGAATAGAGTGTGTCATAAACCTTATCAACAATATTGAAGCCTAGAAGCTTACCTATTTTCTCCCAAACGGTGAGTTGTTTATTAACTAATACATTAGCAAACACTGCTGAAGTACCATGCCACTTATCTGTAATACAGATGATATCTTCTGGTTTGAATAAATGTAGATTCTTAGCTAATTGATTAGTATCTACATGGAATCTGAATTGATTTGGTACAAGTTTATCAAATCTCTTAAGTTTCTTGTTGAACCTAGATTCCTTAGCTGTAGTAGCATGTTGATGAACAATCTTGTACTTCTTACAAATGTTTACTCCATCAATATCAGTGAACTCATCACCTTCTTTTAACTGACCTCCCCAATTACCCATTAAAGGATATAAAGTATCAATAGGTGCTATGTAACCGGTAGATATAACTCCCTTAAACTTAATCGCTTTTACTCTACCTGTGTCTTCAAAAAATCCAGGTTTAGCAGTTTGGTCGTAATTCAAGTTACTATGTCTAAATTCATTATTCGCACATAGATATGATGCTGCAATTCTACATTCAGCAGGAAAAAAGAGATATAACTGATTTTCATCAGCGTCTTTCTTTGTAAGAACATCATTACCGAATACAGTTACTTTGACTAAATTATCCAATCCATCCACTTTTTGCTTAGGTGGAAGTTTGACGACTGTACATGCATAATTCTTAGAATCTTCTCTTATTTCTAATTTCATATTCTTTCTGTTATAGTACTACTTCTAGCATACCTTTATTAATAAATACTGAATGCACATCATCTTCTTCTACAAAGATTATTTGCTTTTCAGCAGCTTTTGGATCATACATTTCCCTAACAGTTATGGGTTGATCTTCTTCGTACTTAGCTGTACCATTATACTCAATTCCATTTATAGAGATAGTAGCAGTCTTGTGATTTCTCTTAAGTGCTTTTAGAAAGTACTGATAAGTTTTAACGCTTACCCCCTCCTCAATCCTAGTTTTACCTTTTTCTGAAACTTCATAAATAGCATAAGTTGTATCTAAGAATTCTAGATTCATAGATGCACAACACTTAATAGGATCTTCATCAAAGATGTTTACCTCTGTAACTATAGCTTTGATAATATCTACAGTGATTAACTTTAGTCCTTTAACAAACTCAAGAATAGATTCCCTATATGATTTATTAGTCAATAGGTCATCTATGATCTCTTCAATTGTAGTACGCTCTAGATCAGTAAATGTTTCTTTGTAACGAATTCTTCCAGGACGGTTTAGCATATTCTCATTCAGGTACAGTTCATTAGTAGTAAGAATGAAAGTCCTTCTATACAATCCACTAAAGACACCATCCATAAGTGTTAAAAGAGTATTGTCTTCTTTTATATCATCAGTGTCTGTTTCATGATTGTATCTAACAGTAACAGCATCAAAGATCTTATCATACTCATCAATGAATATAACTAGATCGGTGTCAATTTGAGATAGGAACTTAAGCATACCACCCAATTTCTTACTAATAATGATAATTGGAATTCCTAATTCGTTAGCTAATATTTTACCTGTAATAGTCTTGCCAGTACCTTTTACACCATTAAGTAATACACCAAGATTACCAGTACTATTTTTGTAGTACTTGAGTACTCTGTTTATCAAGTCTGATTTAAGTCCATACAATTTGAAATCGAACTTGAAGGTATCACCCGTGTTATTTAAATATAATTCACCAGTATTTGGATCCGCTTCAAGAGTGTAGATGGTATTTTCCATTTTCTCTACATTACCAGATATGTCTCTCAAATACCAGTCATTATTGTTTTTCTGCCAAACTTTATCCATCTTTTTTAAATTTTAATGTTTCGTTATCCCTATGATCTAAATAGAATTGATCGTGTAGGTGAAAAGTTTCTTTCTGTCTCTGTAAAATAAGAGCACACCACCTCTGTACATCGGGGTCATCAGGATACTTATCTTTTAGATTATTTGCACAAGCATTTATAGTGTTAAGCTTGCCATTAGTATCATGAATCAGAGTGTCCAGAGTTATCATATTTTCTCAAATCTAGCTGGATAACACCATTGTATCTTATCTCCATCTGGTAATGTAGCTCCAGTTTCCCAGCAGCTAATACTACCAAAAGGAGATTCAATACCGACATCTATATGGTCGTGCTCATTATGAGTTAAGACTTGTTTTACTTCATACTCTTTCTGAGTAAAAGTAGGACCATTCTGATTACCTTTAAGTGGATTAGTGTTGATTACTCTAACTTTATCTCCAGGTTTTAATTCTGTTTTCATGGTTTATAAAATACAACTGTTACTTTACAGTTTTTTAAATGTTCTTGAATCATTTTCTTTACTATATTCCAATCTCCTCCTGCAAGATGACAACCAATCAAAGGGAGTCCAATATGTCTACCTTTAAAAACATGATTCATCTTCTTAAGACATAACTCAAGAGCTGCATAATCTAAATCCATCTTACCTACTTTTCTACCAGTAATGTCAAATTGAGTGTAGCAGTTGGTTATGATTAGAGTTTTACCTGAAGGTAAATTTATCCCTTTAGGGTGATAAACTTCTTTTTTATATATAATTCTAGGCTGATAGTCTATACTACCAAGCTTATTCATATCACCTTTGTACCCTTCTCTTTCAAGTTAGAATTTGTCAGCTCCAAACGCCTTAGCCATTTGAGGAGCTAATCCAGCTCCCATAATACACTGACAATTACAGCCATGAGCAATAACATCAAACTTACCTTCTTTAGCTAGCACTATAAGGTCACCTTCTATTTCCTGGTAGTCCATTTACAGTAAGTTTTGTAGGTCCAAACTCCAATCCAAGTCAATGGATTGTAAATAGATCCAAAGTAAATAAGTGATTCAGATACTACTTCTGCATCCCAATTGTTACGATAATGGCTGATTTTAGGAGGAATAATGAATACGCCTAAACTTTCTTTGCTTTTTTTCCACATAGCTGCTCTTGTTAGTTCAGTATAGGCATGATACCCTTCAGAAATTCCACACGATCTTATACGTAATTGTACTTTATTGGTTGGCTTCCACTTAAGGTACCTAAAGTCTCGATAAGTAGGCCAAAAAGCTATAAGAGATCTAATACCGTGCTTATAAACCACGATAGGTTCTTCTGCTATTTTAGTAGTATCATTTTCACTTGCTAATCTGAAACACATAAGTATGTATGATTAGATTGTACAAGCATGATATTAGCTAATATAGCATTGTAATCATGCAAATTAATTTTTCCTTTTATATTTTCCATAATGTTTTTAGTTTACCAATCAAATACTACAGGTACACCTTTCCAATAACCACAGTTATTGTCTCCTAGATCTTCTCCTACTGAAGTGCAAGCATATCTGGATAACTCCCGAGCTGCTTTATATTTTCTACTTCTATCAGTTAATGATTGTATCCACCAACTGTCATATTTAATTGTTGGTACTGCATATCTTGGTATGCCCCTATAACAGACACATCCAGGTTGTTTAACAACAATACGCTTTGATTCATTAATATAAATATCTCCATAACAATCCCGTAGTTTAGTAAAACCGTGTCGCCGAAGCTTAGGAATTGAGATCTTACCTAATTTATCAATAAAGTCCTGTAGTCTATTTTCTTCTTTAGTTTTGTGTCTCTTAAACGCAATCCGTATTCTTTGTGCTGGTGTCATGGAATGTACAAGTTAGTTGGATTATTTTTGTGGATTTCATGCTCCTTGTGATGTGAGATTGTAAAACTTGCAAGGTTGAATGGTTGAGTAATAATATGCCAACCAGATTTTGATGGTAAGATAGCTAGCACCTTGTAATCTCTGTTATTTATTTGCTTCTGCAGTGAAGTTATGAAATCTGCTACATCGTCAGCTGCTTTTCTATCAGGATTATCAATGTCAATTAACCACCTTTTATCAATCTCAGAATGATATTCACCACACACGGAATCGTAAGCTTTCCTAATACTATAGAAATCTCCATTAGACATTTGGTTGGCTATTTTCTGTAATACATGAAATCCAGCTTTCTGAAAGTTTCTAGGATTAAGGTTGATACTTACCCTAGCTTCAAACAATTGAGCTAGTTTGATCATTTCCTCTTTATGTATATCTAGCTTTTCTTGTGAAGTGATATAATAGGCTTTGATTAAGCGGGAGTTGTTATTACTTCCACCTAATCTTTCACCTTTATGGTCTTTCTTCCTTTGAAGAATCTGTACGAAATAGAAACAGTCCTTATGAGGAAATTCAAGTAATGGTTTAATTAAATCAAAATTATCAACCATAACTAGCTAATCTATCTCTGATTTCCTGAAGAGTGGTAGTTTTCTCTAGCTTACCATCTTTAAAGACAGTTTGTAGCAGCCAAGTATTTTCTTGCTCCCAAGTACATTGATCTTGGACGAATAAATTACCATTTTCATGTTGACCTACTCGTAACAATCCTTTCTTACTTTTCTTAGTTCCATCATCAGTAATTGGGTCTTTGAAGATTTCTCTTCTTTCAGTCCATTGTGACGGTTCAAGTGCTTCAGGAGATCTGCCTTCAGGGTAGCCCGTCATTTCAACTTCTCCATATGTCGCTTTCATTGCGAAGCCAAAAGTATCCCTAGTATTGTGCTGATAAGTATAAGAGCCAATCCCAAGTACAACATTCGTAGATGCAAATCCTTTTGCCTTAAGTCTTTCACATATTTGCCTCGCACAGTCAAGGGTGATAGAATCACCGTAGATAGCACCAATATGAAAATCCAATTCTTTATATCCATATTCATTTATTTTTCCTCCAAACAAATCCCAGAGAAGTTCAATGACTCCTTTTCTTTCTGCTTCAGAAATAGCTTTACCGCCTTTATCATACCAGCCTATTGTATCTTTATGAAGATCATCTCTTCCACAAAGAATATCTACTGGATTGCCTGAATCGGGTCTAATTACTAGTTTACCATCTCTTGCAAGAATTTGTTCTTTGATTTTAGGAAGTATTTCAGTTAGAACTTTCCAAAGATCCCAAGTATCACTAACAATACTGAGAATTCCAGTAGGATAAAGCTTAAGCAGCCTGCTGAAAGTGTCAATTTCATTTTCTTTGATGCCCATACACATAACACTGTGCTCTGTAGCAGGAACACTTGCACCAATGAGTCCACTAGCACCATAAGACTGTTCAAGCTGGTAAATTGCTGGAATAGTATCAGTGCCTGTAAACGAGAGTAAATGACCCATGCCAGAAAGAATACTAGACTCAATGCTAGACATTCCCCGCATAGAGAAATCGTGTCCTTGCCACGGTACAAAGTCCACAGATCCAGTGGTTTCCTTTGCATATTTCGATAGTAATTTCTTGTATTCATAAGCAATTGTTGCTGAAGTGGTAGGTTGCCATAGCATTGCAGACATTAGTGTCTCAACGTAGTTAGTGAGCCAATAAAAATCAGGATGTGTATTCTTGATTGTGAGTAGTGGTACTCCAATAGGACACAGTGTTCCCTCGGGAAGAGCTTTAATTTCTAATGGTAGATAACCTAGATCGTGTAAAGCTTCAATATGTTTACTATCCACATTGATATGTCTTTTATACTCTTCTATTACTTGTGTTTTGGGTAGTGCAAAGAAATGACGAGTAAATTTATCAGTTAGATACTGTAGAATGAAGTGCTGTACACCAAATACAACTACCTTATCTATTCCAGGAATCCTACTCTTTCTTGGAGTGAGGTTAGAATAGATCAATGTTGTACCTTCTGGATACATCTTATGATGTTCTGTTTTGTAAAAATCCGTATATAGTAGTGGATTCATTATTCAAATACGTTAAATGTTGTTACTATGTTACTATTGTAATGTTCTTGAAATGAATTAGTAGTAAATACTCTAGTGAAGTACTTACCTAACTCATCAAATCCATTACTAAAAATACCGTGTGATACTGCTAAGAATAAATCTCCAGCATTTCTCTCTTTTAATTTCTTTGCTAGTTCAATAAATGTTCTACCTCCCATACATATATCATCCACGATAAGTACTGGCCTTCCTTTGAAATCCTCTCTAGAAAGTTCAATAGAGTCGATATTACCTGTTGAAATAGATCTTGATTTATTAGCTGATACTACCTCTCTTTGCATTGGTAATGCCTGAGCCAGCTTAAATATCTTCTTGTATGCTCCTGCATCTGGTGATAATAAAATAAGATTATCATCATTAGTTGCCCATCTTATTACGGTTTCTATGAATTTGTGATTTGTTTCTACACTCACTCCTTGTAGCAATGCTGGTGTTACGTCACTGTGTACATCAAAACAACGGTAATGGATTCTGGGGTTTCGCAGAATTTCAGTAATAGTCATTAGACTAAAACACTCTACTTCAGAAAAATCTCTATCAGCTTGTTGATACGGAAAATAGGGACAATGAACCGCAAATTTATTTACTCCCATCTTAAAAAGTAGGTCTTTCACTATTAAGAAGAAAATTAAATTCTCAGTAGTATTCAGTCTTACCTGAACCGTTAACAGTTCATTTGGGACAATCAGTGCTTTTAATTGAACATGTATCTCTCCTCCTGGAAATTTCCATGCTTTGTATTGTGGAGTTTCTGTAACTCCTGGTCTTAAATCTAATATCATAATTTTTTGTTTATTGTGAACCCCAATCGAAAGCACTCGCAAATAGAGAGTCATCCTCTCTGTTATCGTCCCAATAGCTATTGCTTGACGAGTAAGTTTTGAAAGGTTTCTTGAGAGCTGCTACCTGTTTTTTAGTTAAGAATTTAGTTTTCTTATACCACTGTATTACACTTCTATGAAATAGACTTACTTTAGTGGGAAACTTAAAATCATATTTAAGTTCTATTTCTAGTTTCAAGTCATCTTCTACATTCATAATTTAAAAATTTGAGCTTCGGGCTGGACTCGAACCAGCAATCTCCGTATAGGATAAGCCTACACTACATGGTATTTTACCATTAAACTACCTAAGCATAGTCCCACTCACGCTCTTGTGGCAACTATTATACAACATTTTTATGGCCTTAATTTCAGCAAGCGACTTCTCTTAGTCTGAAGTAGTTGTATTAACTTTTAATAATTGAAAAAACTATTGCAGGTTATCATTCTGCATTGCTACTCGTATGAGTAGATCTTGTCACATAGCATAGAGGTAAAACGTCAATTAAAACTCTATGGACAATTAAAGGAAATAGTTTAGTTAGAAAATCTCGTTTCTTGTTAGTTTCTCTTCTAGAACTATGCACCAAGCTTTAATGTTTCTTCTTACTCTTGGTGAGTCTAGGTATTGTTGTAGAAGTTCGTCTGAGAAGAACTTCACATCATAATGAATGAATCTCAGGTCCATCTTTGATTTCTTTTATGTTACTTCTAGCTACCAGCTTAAGTAACGATTTAGTTTGTTTGTTTACTTCCTTAGAATGAGTTATGAAGATAAAACCATCTATGTCTCTAGCTGGATACCACACATCTGCTTCATAATCTCCATGTTTCCCAGGTAGTTTTTTGATTAGTTTTATTTGCATAAGTTTGATTAAATGAAAAGGAGTGAAATAATCACTCCTTTAATGAAAACTATAGGTGGGGTACTCTCCCACAACCCCCTCAAGTATCGAGGACTCTGTATTTTGGAGCTACTATAATTATATCTATAATACTAGTCTGATCTTTTTTCGTATTTTGTGTATTCTATGGGCAAGTAATTGCCTATAAATATGTTGTTCTTCGGCTATCTCACCTTTGGGATACCCCTCTTCAAGCCTTTGTACAATTTGCTGTTCTTGATTGTTGAGAATAGATTTTAGCTTATCTTTTAATAGGAGATAATCCATCTCTATCTCTTGTGTGGGTTGACCTTTGTGTACATATTGCCATTCAAGCACATCTGGATCATGATCCTCATATACACTATGTCTGATTTTTGGGTAAATAATGCCCTTAAACATGTACTTACCGCTTCTTATTCTATTAAACCAAACTCTTTTTACTTTACCCAGTATAATTCCTTTATCCTGTTCAAATAAATTAGTTCCGTGGTTCTTATGCCAACTAACATAAGCATCATGCACAACATCCCTATAATCATAAGCCATGTTGCTTAGCTTACATAAATAGAAGGCATAACTACTAGCTTGCCAATATAGTTTATTGTTCATTATCCTGAACAACTTAGACATGTATCATCTTTGCTACTGATATCACAAGTAGGAGCAGTAGTACTAGAAACATTGTTATTAGGACTCTCTTTTGGTGAAGTTTGGAGTACTCGTTCATGATTTATACTTAGGGGTTTACGATATTGTAGATTAGGACGATCTAAATCAACAACAATTTTCTTGCCATCTATAATAAAATATTTTACGAATTCACTCTCATCTTCTAAATACCTTAACATAAACTCAAAATCCAAGTAACCTCTTTGCCTAGCTTCTCTTTCTTTAATAATTTCATCCGCTGGTTCACCAGTAATTGGGTTAATGAGTTGTTCTTTTTGTTGCATATGTTTTTGTTTAATTTACTAATTCTGTAGACAAGATTAGCTCATAGAAGTTCTCTGGCCCTGGTATACTCGCCAGCTCAGCATCAGCTGGTAACCTGGTATCCAATTCAGCCTCCAACTTTTTTCTTAAGCCAATATCTTTATTTAATGCCATGAGTTCTCTAGCAGACGTCACACTCTTACCATCTCCAGTTGGATGTTTATACCTTAATCCTGATTTCTTCCTAATGACTTCTTTAGCATCTTCAGGAAACTTAGAATATTTACCCTCTCTAAATAATCTAAGTACAGGTTTGAACAAGTTAGGTATTTCGAATACTAGGAAATGATGATTATCCTTCTCAAAATTAAACCTAAAAGTAGGTAAAGCTTTGACAACAGAACTAGCTGATTGATTTAATTCAACTACTAGGTGTTTATCATCATTATTGACATAGCTATTAACGAAATTACCTATACCAAAGTTTGAGGAATTTAATCCAATTAACGGTAGTATGTAATTACTGCATAAATTGATACTTCTCTTTTCCTGCATATAATCTTCATTATGAGAAGTAGGCAATATACAAAATTTAGTAAACTAAACAAAAAATCTTTCTTATTAAGTAAATAATTCGCTCTTTATTTCTTCATTTTTAGGCACTTTTATGGGTTCTGGGATAATAAACCCTTCTTTTTTGTCTAAGATCTTGAGACTCACGTAGTTCTTATGATATTCTTCTAGAGCATTGTAAGTATTGTCGTAGTGAAGTAGATATGCAGAAAACACTAATTCAGCATATTCAACATCGAGATGATAGTTGATTTTTGTGAATAGATTGTCTGCGTACTTTTGACCTTTGCCTGGTAAACCTTTGATATTATCTCCAGACTGCCCAGCAATCATATCACTCCAGAATTTCCTATTTGCTTCAGTGTTAGACATAGTTACCCATTCTTTCTTTCTCCAGTTATAATGTGTCCCTTCAAGACCTAATAGATCGTTATCAATAGCACAGATAAAGGAATTAGGAAGAGCTAATCTAGTGATGTTAACTGCATCATCTACTTCCATGTAGTCTACATAATGTGCTCCCCTATTAAGTAAAGTTAGCTGCACATCATTCCACCACCAAGGCTCTTCTTTATTACGATTACCTTTATAATCTGGGTTAACTTCTAATCTAGTTAGTGTGGTATTTATCCCTTTCATGTAACCAATCCAGTGTGTAGCTCCACTTTCTTCAAGAATCATCTTCAAGACTTTATCGGCATCTACTGCCATTTGTTCAAAGGTCTTCTCTTTATAGATAAACCTCTTCCCATCTTCAGTACGCCTAGGATTACCTTGTTCGTCTAACTCCTTCTCTGGATGAGCAATAGTATAACATACTGAATCTAAATCAATAATAGCAATCTTCATTTTACGTGTGATAGAATTTGTTCACAAATATACTCAAATGGTCCTATTTTTTTAAACCAATAGCGATCCTTCTCTTTCATACTATTGCAAGATTCTATTAGTCTCTTATGATCATCTTCAGTAGCTACTGTTATTGTAAATTCGTAAGGAGTAAATTGTCTTGGTGTTAGTTCTTTCTTTGTTACGTTAAGCATAGTCTAATCTGGGATTCCCTCATCTCCTTCTATTTCTAGAAATTCATCGACTTGTGTGGAAACTAGAAACTGCTCATCCCATCCTTTAGATGAGAAGAAGTAGGATAGTTCCTCATCTAGTTGATCCATGTTAGTGTCATCTCCTATAATTACTTGTGCATCTATGTCTATTACTCTTTTCTTCTTTCCCATTAGTTGATGGTTATTTGGTTCTTTTTGACTGTTATCTTAGAGGCGAAACCTCTCATAATTAGCTTAGGTTGGGTTCGATTGTATTTAGTTTCACAAGGTACATTACAGTGTACGTGTGTCGTATTATAGCACTTTCCTCTGAAATGTACACTCATCTTCTTCTCTCCGTGACGGAAATAGTGATAGAAAAAACGATAGGCTTTATTCATTTACTCTCCAATTTATAGGTTCTAAATTATTCTGTTGAAACCATCTGTTTGCTTTGGAGAAGTGATTGCAACCTGAGTACTTATCAACACCATGACTTCCAGAGGCTGGGTGACCAGCCTCCAGAATCATGTGTTTATATTCAGGTATACCCCCTAAAGCAGTTAGTAGTGAATCTTGTGCTGACTTACCCCAAAGCATAAATACTTTAGGGTTATCATCTTTCCATAGAATCCTTAATACTTCATTGGTAAACTCCTCCCAACCTAATCCTTTGTGTGAAGTAGGTGTACCTGATCTTACAGTTAGGCATGTGTTAATTAGAAATATTCCTTTCTTAGCCCAAGGAGTCAAATCACCATTAGGAAAAGCCTTCAAGAACTCTTCTTGATTAGAGGTTCTAACTACATCTCTGTCTACCTCTCGATAGATCATCCTCAAAGAGAATGGTATCTCTTTCTGTAGTGTACTAAAGGCTAAACCATGTGCGTGATTTCCATAAGGATATGGATCTTGGGCCATCATAATGGCTCGTACTTTTTCTGGAGGACATAATTCAAAAGCTTTAAAAATGTCATTTGGAGCAGGACAACATTTGTATGTTGTGTATTCTCTCCTCAGACTATCTTTTAACTTTATGAAGTAATCTTTGTTAAGCTCCTCCTCCAGTAGTGGATACCACTGGCCTAGAAATTGTTGATTCATACTTCCTTAACTTGTTAACCATTTTCATGAAATCAGTCATGTACAGAATAGCAAATTTATCTTTAGTGATAAACCTACTGTTTACTTTTTCTGTTTGATTATGTAGTATGACATTCACAATATTAGCTTCTTTGGGCATCTCAGATAGTATCTTGCCATATGTTAAATGACCTTTTACATTCTTACATTGTACTGACCAAGGTAATCTACCATGTAAAATCTCATCTTGATTCACCAGATCTATCCCTTGATTATCTCTAGCTCTGTTTGCACTTCTAGATGTTACACAATTAACGAATCCAACTTTCCTAAATTCATTAGCACAATCCCTCTCAAATTTATGACCACTAGCTCGATTTCTCTTACCGTTCGTCATAATACCTCTTCTGAATTCATAATCATTTTAGCCCGATTTAAAAACTCCTCTTGAGTTAATTTAGGTTGTGGCGGCACTAAATACTCTACTATTTGTGCCCTAGTTAAATGTTCTACTTTAATCTGTTTGAGATCATCTAGTGGACTTTCAGTTTTAAATGCATTATCTGTATAAGTCTCTCTAACTACCTTTATATCACTATAGGGTAGTGTCACTGGTTTTTCAGTATAGATACATGCCCTAACGTACTTCAAATGTTTAGCTTTGATTAGCACTAAATATAGGGGTGTAAATACAATCTTATCAGTTCTGTAATCAGCTAGCCCAGGGTAAAAAGTATTTCTTATTGATGCAATTGTCTGTCTACGATTGCTGGTATAAGTTACTAGTCCAAAGTCTCCTATTATAGAAGCTGTTTCGGTTCTTCCCCATTCTGGAGAACTAAATGTAAATCCACGAATAGAATTACCTGATGAGGTTGAATCACCATAGTGTAGACAGTATTTGTCAACTACAGGACTATCGAGAATCTCTACTAAATTTTTCTTAACTAGTTTATCAAACTTTTTTTTCCAATTTTCACTTCTATCTTCTCTACCCTGCCATCTAGAAGCGATAGTAGAATAGGCTAATGTATCTTTATCATTATAATACATTACGCTAAGGTCACCAGTTTTAAAGACAGGTAATAACTGTGCACAAAATAATGGCACAAATTGCTCTCCGCTTGATATTTTGATATATCCCTGGTGATGCATTCCCGCATAGACGTCTTTTGCCTTTATATGCATAATTCTTCTACTTTAGGTTGTTCAAATAACATTAATGGTAGATTAAAATCTAACTGTGTTATTACTTCTCTAGGTAGCACTTTAGGTACTTGGTTATTAAACCAATTTGTAATTTGGGATACCATTAATGCACTTATTAAGGCCCCACAGTGAGTAGTAGCCTTCATAGTACATTGAGCTTCAGGTAATTCACTATCATCAAAACAAGAGTTTCTATAATGACTTATAGTTTCTTCTGAGCTATCTTTTGGTATAGCAAATACGTTACCTTGCTCCATTGACATTCTACCATCAACAAATAAGGATATTTCTTTACCATACTTTAGCCATAATTCAAAGACTATCTTTCTAGCTGCAATATTATCAAATGATACACAGACTACATCGATAGCCCTTAACATAGAAGCTATAGTTGGGTCATCCTCCTCTATTTTGTGGTTAAGGGGTGTTAGTTTAGTCTCTCCACATAGATAAGTTACAACTTCAGCCATCGCATCTACCTTAGACTTACCTACATGGTCTTTACCGTATAGCTGTCCAGCAATATTATGCAATTCGACATCATCATAATCAACTGTAACTAGTTCAGCGCCAGTTCTAGCTAAGAATAAAGTTAGATTAGAGCCTATACCCCCTTGACCACAAATTAAGATTGAACTACTAGAAATACCTTCAAACCAAGGTGCTCCCTTAAATCTACCGTAATACTCAGCAGTGTTCTTTTTTGTACGTGTCACAGACAGTTTCGATTTTGTTTGCTAACCAATTATCATCATGCAACTTAACAAACTCCTTTACTGCATCAATGGCTTCTGCCTCTTTAATGTTAGTATTGAAGAAGTAAGCATCAAACCAATAGCTTTTAAAGTACTGCATAAATGCTTTCTCATAAGTTGGTAAAGCTGCTGTAGTAACTAAGGTATTGGCTTTATTTAAAGCATCTTTAGGAGCTATGTTCTTAGGGTCGTGACCCAACAGGAGCAACTCAGGTATTTCATTGAGTACTTTTCGATAAATATTCTGATCTACACCTTCAGGTTTATAAACCTTATTTACACTACTGTTAGTAGAGCTTTTATGATCAAAACCTATTCTATTAGGTACATAAACCGTTGTTTTCCTGTTCTTCAATTCAACTTCTTCAATTTGATTGATAAGCCATTCCTCACCTTCATAAACGGTATCACAAGGAACTATAATTACACCTTTCCTCTTTTCTTTCTTCTGGTGCTTAGTAATTTGTTTCTTCAACCATTTTGGTATAGACCATGTTTCAACTCCTTCAATCTCCTTTTCGTATTCGATAGAGATCTCAGAGAACGGTTGACAATCATAATTGCATACAACAGATAAAAACATTGGACTAGTAGGCGCATTGTCTACTAAGTCTTGAGTGTCTATACCTGAGTGAAATGCTCTCATGTTATGATGTGAGTGCAATTTACCAATATAATATCCGTTATCTTTATCTTGTCTTGTAGGGTCTATCTGTGGGAACAATTCGAAGAATTTAATCCAGCTTTCATTTCCTTCAAATGAAGTAAATGTAGCATCGCCAAAATCCATAAGGAATACATTCTCACAGGTTAGTTCCAATTCTGCTTCATCGTTGTCTAGAAATTCTTCTACACTACCTTTGGTAACTTTGTACACCAATAACCCAGACCATTCTTTATTGGTTGGACATTGATTATGTAGAAGTGTTATTTGAGCTTGAAGCTCTGTTGTTAGCAGTACTTCTGCTCTTTTTTGTAATTTAAATGTTTCCATTAAGTTTTGGAATATCTGAAAATATGTTATTTATTTCTTTCACTACCCTTCTGAAGAATGCATGTGACACTCTTAGGATAGTCTCATCTGTTGATTTTTCTACGGTCTCTGGTATGATCCTAAATGTTCTATTATACCAATGCTCTAATACTTGGCGACACTCTAATGGTAAATCACCATAAGTTGGAGGTCTACTATTAGAACCATTCCTAGCATTGTCAAGCATGTAACTGTTCATTGATAGGTTATATTTGAGAAGATCACTGGAGTGTATACTAGCAGCTAGCATTTCAGTAACTTTCCTCTCTATTTCAAACATCTTTTTACTAATTTCAATACTAGATAGCGACAAATAATTATCACCATTATTATGTGTAATCATATCTGGTGTAAGTTGTTCGATTACTAATATAGCAAATTTTCGTATAATTTGATTTGAAGAATACACGCCGTTACTCGCTGTATCGGTTAGTGGAGTAACACTTTTTAAGTTACTAATTGAAATATAAGGATTACCCTCTAAACTTTCCCATGATAAATAAGCATTTAGTTGAGCTAAGTATAACCCAAATTCTGCAGGAGTTAGACTGATTTTAGCTTTCTCATAGATCTTGGACATTGGTGTACCTGAACCCATACAAAAACTTTGAAAGTTATACAGATCTTGTCGTAAATGAGAATGTCCATAGATGTTATTTACTTCTCTTTGACTTAATGCTGCTCTCCACCCATACATGGCATTAAAACAAGTTTGAGTGTTGTTAACCGAAAGCTTAATTATTAGGTCTTCGACAGTGTGGGTTTCACCAGTATCATTAGTTAATGTTATACTAGGATATCTAAGATAGATACAACCATTGCTTCTATTAATCCAATAATTACCAGGCATTTCAATCTGCAGAATCTTCTCAGCTATTTCATAGATATCATCTTCTGTTTCTACTATAGTACTACTATCTGGTAGAAGTATGAACCGTCTTTCTAAAGTAGGAATGCATGTCACTTCGTAAACGCCCCTATCAAGATATCTAGTCCCTACTGACCGCACGGGTATCTTTTCTGGCCATGCAGTTCCTCTCCAAGGACTTATAGTATTAGAATAATTTAGTCTTAGGTTACCATCCATAGCCCAAAAGGCCTCAGAGCTACCTGATGTACCATTGTACTTAAGAATTTCTTCTTTTGTTGTTTTTAACGTTTTTATCATAATTTATAATGTAAAAAAGTCTAGGTTTTACCCTAGACTTTTTGATGTAAGTTAGAAGGGAACTTCGTCATCTATTGGATCGTGTGAACTTATATAGTTTACACTAGTACTATTTGATGCATACCAAGTAGGATTAATAGCTTGAGTATACACCATACCTGAACTTCCATAATCCATTGTTTCTTTAGAAGATTCCTCTGTCTTTACTACATTACTTTCAGAAGATTGGTTAAAAAACCAATCTACTATTTGCTCAATTGTTTCCACGACCAGAATTGTTCTTACTCATTACAAAGTAGAGAGTAAAATCTCCTGCTGGGAGTGTTTGTGAATCTGAAGTAAGATTGATGCTTTGACCAGCGTATTTAATCAAAGCATTCATCCCACTAATAGCAAGTGCGCCAATCTTTGGTTCTTCTTCTTTCAATTGCCCCCATGTAGCAGCGGCTGAGAAAGTTTGACCAGAGGAGTTTTCTCCTCCTTGAGTAGAACCATAAGTAATCGATCTAGTTGCTTGTGACATTCTTAAGCAGCAAATTCAGTGTCAAGAATTGATTGTGCAGTCGTTAGATCTGCTTTGTTTTGTGCTACTTCAGCTGTCAATCCCATTACTTTCTCTACATTAAATGGAACTGCTCCAAGAGCATCATTGTATGCAGCAGCCAAAGTAGCTGATTGAGCTTTAAGTGAAGAAACTTTTTGTTCTACAGATGCACGTGCATGTGCTTCTGAAGTTGTTGCCGATGCTTTCTTCTTTTCATCAGCTGATTGTTGGAGCCTATCCAAATATTTGGACATATTTAAAAATTAATTAAGTTAACTTGTTGACTGTTACTAGCCGCCAACTACGCTATTTTGTAAATGATTTGTTTCTAAAATGGAATAGATAAAAGACTGCATTACAGATAATATGTCCCATATGATGCAAACCTGATTCTGGATCGGTTTCTTCTTTATTGAATAAAGCCACCAAATGTCTCTGCATAGATTCTAAGATCTCTTCTCTATTTAATCCTTTCTTCCAATTGTCAGGAGCATATTTTTTACTACCAAACATCAGGACTTTAACGAATTCTTTGAGACTTTCCCAGTCTACCAAATTCCATTGTAGTTTACCTTCATTGAATCGGTCTGCTTTCTTTACTTCTCCTCCTCCACTAATGGCTTCCCAGTCGTAGAAGTGTGTTATTTTATTCATACTAGCATTTCATCTATAATTGTCTTTGCTCTTTCAAATCCAACAGCTTTACATAGATCTGTTTTATCTTTTGCTTCCTTTAGAAATCTAGGTTTGATCCAAGGATACTTATCTAGATACTTCTTAGTAGTTCTTTCTCCAGTCATATCAGGGTCTAGAGTTAAATAAATCTCTTTGAATCGATCTTTTAATTCCATCATTTTACTATCAGGTATCATAGTACCTTCACTTCTAGCACATATAGCTTCGTATCCTAATCTACGACAAAAAATAACGTCCTTACATGATTTATCTATGATCAGCTTCTCACCCTGACTAGGTAATTGTATGTAGCCGAAAAAATAATTATCGGGTAGATCGTTACGAAACTTAAATGCCTTTTCTGCAAAAGGGCTATAAATCTGATAATATTCTCCTGTTCTATAACTGAATGTTGGGTCTGGTACTGTAAAGGGAGCTTTCTGCTCATTATAAGACCAGTACCACTTAATTTGATCTACTTTGTAAAGCTCTAAAAGAGCTTTATCTATTCTGAATTGTTCCCAATATTTACGTCCTTGCTCTGTGAAAGGGATAGGAGCAATACGTATTTTGATGTCAGTAAGATTTGGTCTATCGTAATAGCTTATCTTTTCTCTCTTTTCTACTGGAGTCAAGCTATAACCTAAGCCAAAGTCCTCATTAATCTTTGAGTACACTTCAGTTCTAGATAAATTAAATATCTTTTGGATCAATTTAAAAATTGTACCAGATTCATCACTAGCACTATCCTTCCACATATAATCTACTCCTAATCCACTATTGGACTCATAAATACTAAAACTTGGAGTTGTATCTGATCTATAGGGACAGGGTAATGCTCGATGAAGTGGTATGTTATCATAATCAACATAGAAACAGTAGAGAGTATACTCATCTACTTGTTCTAATATTGATTGTTCTGTTGGAATAATGGACTTGTATAATTCGTCAAAGTCCACTTCTCTATTGTTATTTTGTTGCAAACATTGATGATGCTTGTGCAGCTTCGGCTGTATTTACAGTCTGTGCTCCGCCTGCAGCATCTCCTTTATCATAGCCTTGCTCACTTTCATACTTACTAAATCTAAGTTTAGAAGGATTTACATCAGCGGGTTCAATAAAAGGATATGTTGTTAGATATTTAGTTCTTAGTTTAGGATAGTGTTTTGCTTTAGATTGACGGATAAACATAACGTTTACCTTCTTGCTGCTAGTACCTATTACTCCAGTCATCATAGAAATGAATTGAGTAATAATATTAGCATATACCTTGTCCATTGTAGTCTGCTCGGCTAGTAACGAACTAAGATTATCCTTAGTGATACCAGTATTAGCAAATACATCCCATTTACGCTTGTCAGCTGTTAAGTACACAGATGCGATATGATCCAACGGATCTTTCAATTCTGCAATACTATTTAATAGTTCTTCTGTGTTTTTCAATCCACCATTAAAGTTCTGTACTCTTGGTGAATATACAAGTAAATCTAGTTCTGGCTGATCAAAATCAGTTTGTCCTGCTGTAGACAATGCTGCTAATGGATCAACCTCTACATCTTGTTTAAACCCAATAACAAGGGTTCCTTTATCATTCTTGGTTACTTTAGTAACCTGCACATTTTTGTGAATTCCAACGCCTAAGCTCATATATAGTTAATTTATTAATTTGTTACTGGTTCTTCGGTTATTACTTCTGTTGCTCTAGTTTTAATAATCTCTTCAAGATCAGTAGGTACTATTGGATAATATGATACATTCTCCCTCCTGATATAAGTTTCTTCACCCTTATTCTCTCCTCTGGAAATTACTTTGGGAATATAACTAATACCATCTGTGGTCTTGAAAACATTTTCTACTTGTATTACTAAATCTACATAAGTTTGATTTTCAGTTAACCAACCAAACTCTTTTACTAGATTAAGCAGTTCTTCACTTTTTGTTCCCTGTGTGAATACACTACTTTTTGGGGTGCCATCTTCATTGTATCTACATGAAGCAAATAAATCTATCTTACTTTCAGTTTTAGGTGTAATACCAAATAAGATAGCTCTTGGATAAGCAGCTAGTATAGACCATTTCTTAGTATCTACAATGTCTATACCATTACCTTGTTCTGTGTCTGAATTATCTCTATACTCCAGATTTGCAAATTCGGCCAACTCTTTGCTAGGATATACATTACCATTAGCAAAGATTCTAAGTATCTTGCCTCCTTCTGGAGTAGTTTGTTTAGGCGGCTTTTGCCTACCTGTGTCGACTAGGGTTAAGTTTTTAAAGAAATCGTACATCTATAAAACAGTTTAATTATTGTATTCTTCAATCTTTTTTAAGACATAACTTAGATTGTTAGGAATCTCAAGTTTGTCAAACATTCCTCTAGGAGATTTACCAGTATTTGTACCATCATTTTGAGTTACAAATACATACTCCATGTTACCATCTTTATTTTTATTAGCTTTGCTATACAGCACAACACTAAACATGCCTTCGATATTTAGGTACTGATCTACCAATTTACCAATTGTTTTTGCTTTGATGATCTTGTTACCAAAAGTGTCTGTATCTACTTCTGGATGCATCATCATAATGAAATTAAGGTTAGGTCTTAAACTCTTACCTTTAATAATGATATTGGAAAAGTTAGTTCCAATATCTGTGTATTTACCATAACCAGCTTCTTTAGCTCTAGCCATGAATTCGAATGCCATAATATAATTTGCATCATCTAAGACGAAATTTCTAATATGTGGCATTTGTGTGTTTACATAATCCAACGCCCCCAATACATCCACAGCTTTATCTATATTGAATAGATTACCGTTTGTATTGTCTTTGGTCCATTCTACATAATTTTGTTTATATCCTTTGAATGGTAGTGCCTTTTTTGCTGGATTAGTTATTACTGTTTCTTGAGGATTTAGTTCCTCCAATGCTGTACTTTTACCAGTTCCTGACTGGCCTATGATTAGGATCTCTTGCCCCATTACTTCACTTTGTATTTTGATTTTACAGCTTCTATTAATCCTTTAAGATCAGTGACATCAACTGTAGCCAACGTTACTGTTGTTACTACTTCATTAATTGTCGGGATATTGGATTTAGGATAAGATTTCATTATGTAGTCCCTTTTTGCTGCTAGTAAATCTTTCTCAGCATCTTCCACGCTAATCAGGCCATAATAATAACCACTATGCCCATAACTCTTCCCTATCTTATTAATCTCAGTAGCTACTGTAGTATAATCCGTTACTAATTTTTTCTCTTTAGTGCTTAATTTAACTGCATCTTGTGCTTTCTTTTTCTCAGCTTCATATTTTTGTACTGATACTTTGAAAAGTTCATCCCATATTGACTGCGCAATAATTTGGATGGTTTGATTTGTTATCTTCATTATTAGTGCCTTGTGGCTTCTTGATACTTTAATTCATCCATATCTCTAGCATCTGGTAGTTGACTAAATAGCCCAATCATACCATCAAACTTGAGATCTATTACTTTATTGTTTTCTCCTCTTCTATTCTTCAAAATGTGTAAGCTTCTATACCATGATCTCAATTGATTCATGTCATAGCCTCTAAATGTAGTTTGCTCTTCAGGTAAATGCCTGATTGGATCGTATAATCCAAGAACAATGTCTGCATCTTTTGTAGGTCTTTTTGAGTCTTCAAAGTCAGTTAATTTTGGTGTTACACTACCAAACCTCCTTCTTTCTGTAGTAGACAAGTCACCATGAAACTGTTGTACAATAACAAATGTAAAGTTACATTTATTCCTGAACCATACTGATATTCTACTGATCCTATCAATTGTACTTTTGATAGTTGTGTGTCCGGAATCCATTTCTGCTAAGTTTACAGTGTCTAAAGCAACTATGATATACAGATTAGGGTTATTAGGCGTATATGTTCCACATTCACTTATAAGTGCTGCTTCTCTACTAAATCTACCATTAGCCTTAGCTACATTCATTAGAATATCGTGATACTTATTAGGTGTGATATCCTCGTCGAATATTAGGCATTTAGATAAGAATTCAGCAAAGTATTCATCCATATCTTCTATTAGAATATTACCTTCATCACTAAGTCCTCGTAAGATTCGCTTAGGTGGAATTATCTTCTGATAGTCAAAGTACAACTTTCTTGTCATTGCTCCAGCTAATCCTATCTCTGGAGTAATCTCTAAACTAAGATCTACAAATAAAACATCTAATTTAGTAGGATCATTTATCCTTTTATAGTATTCATATGGTGTATGAATATACTTGTCTCTGACTAAAGATGTCTTACCAACAGAACTCTCAGCTCCTACTAGAATATATGTTCCTTGTGTTATACCATCAGTATGATCATCTAGCTTCTGTATAGTAGTTGGTATATGATTTACACTACCATCTCTGCCTTTAGCAATTAATGCCTTTGTTCTATGTAATACACTCATTTAATCCTCCCAGCGACTGCTACCATCTATCCTTGCTTCATTACTAGACTCTTTATAGTGATCGTATTCATCCTTCCACACATCATTTATAAGGTATCTAGATAATATTATCTTGTAGGTGACAGTCTTATAGTAATGCTTCGTTGAGGCTACAAGTCTATCATAGTTAACTGTTGGGTCACTAAGTATTGAGATAAGTTTCTTTACAGCTGGAAGGTTATACTGTCGTACAGTATAGCTACCTGTTGGAGTATTAACTCTGTGAGGTATTTCTGCATCTCTAATAAACTTATTCCAAATCTCTTTTTTGTCAATGGTGTACTTAACAGTCGTTGTTGCTGGTAATGATTCAAAATCTATATCAGTTTGTACACCACCTTTTAAATCATCATTCAGCTTCTTAGTGATTACAAAGTCATTATAGACCATGATTCCATAACCATTATCCAATAACCATTTCACAACTTCTTCTAAAGCCATTTAGGAGGTTTACTTTTTTCTAGTACTCTAACTAACTCACATAAACCATACCATAATAGTACGAACCAACTAAAGATGAATGATAGTACTACATCAGCCCAGTTTCTACTGTAACCCCTTCTGTATTGTGTTTTCTTTATGATGAAGTATGATACTACTCCTCCTATCAAATAAAAATATAGCCATATCATAATCTTTCAATGTTTAAGTCTTCTTTCAATGTAATTGTTTTAGAGTTAGTAAGATTAAATGATGCTGTCATTTTATCTGCCCAATTTCTTGCTTGTGTTGCTATTGTCATTTTGGTAAAGCTACCATTAACCTGCCTAACCATCTCCTCAAAGACTGGTATAAGAATGTATACTTTGAGAGTTTGATCTGGTCTTAGTCTTAATCCTCTACCATGTGTCTGCACAAAAGATGTTTCACTCCCATCATATGATTCATAGATAATGGTATCTACTCCAACTAAGTTAACGCCTCTATTCACCTTCTTAACTACAGCGACCTCTTTTATTTCTCCAGAGTTGAGTTTATCTAATGCAGTATTATCTTGTTCATTTTTACCATGAAATGGGTTAGGTAATTTATCACATTGCTTAGTTAATGAGCTGAAAATCAATATCTTATGACCTTCTTCTTGGTGTATCTTATTAATTAGATTCTGAGTTACTTTTATAGAAGAATCTAAGTTGTTAAGTATAGACTTTCGCTTAGTAGCTTTTATTTTGAAGTTCCAATCGGCAGCCTTCCAATCAGCTTGAGTACTAGCAATAACATTCATAAGTCTATACTTCTTTTCAAGATTTGCTTTAACGATCATAGCTTTATGATACTCTTTATCATAGTATTTGTATTGATCGTTTTCAGATGTCATAAACTTACCACCATCTCTCTTCTTCTGCTCTATTGTTTTCTGTTTGCTTAAAGGATACTTAACGAATATGAATTCACTCTTGTTTAGTATACCTGCTTCTTGTAGGTCTTGTACTTCTGCTTTGTAACAGATTGGCAAGAAGCTATTGATAAATGCTTCTTTCTCTTCAGTTACGAAACCAGTCATACCTAACACTATTTTACATTCATTATTGTCAAAGAACTTTTTGTATTCTTCAGCAATAAAGTCTAACTCATCTGCTATTACTAGATCGAATTTCCTACCAACCCATTTATAAGCTGTTTGGTAGCACTCTGATTCAATAGATTCCCATCTATATCCCCACTTATCAAACTCTTTCTTCCAGTTTTCATCTCTAAGAAGAGTAGAGTTAGTAAGAAGTAATATTTTGTCATAACCATTTACGTAATATTCTTTCAAAAAGAATTCTTTTAGAATATCTATAGCAATCTTAGACTTACCACTACCTGTAGGAACTACAATAGTATTCTTCCTATCACTTTCTAACCACGCGGCTTTTGCTTCTTGTTGTAGTCTCTCTCTTGGGTCTTGCATGAATTTTGAAATCCGTAAATGTACCTGTCTTCATTTTATTATCGATAGAGTTTCTATTTTGACCTATAGCTCTACAAGCGTCACTAAGAGAATTGTAAATTTCCCCAGTAGGAAGGTATTCTACTTTGTGACCAGTGGTATTTTTATTTATAAGTCTAGAAGTTGCCTTCATCTTAATAATGGTGCTAACCTTGTGTTTTCTTCCTTTAGCTGCTTTTCCAAGTTTCTTTTTAGTTTCATTTGATACCACTATATTAGTAGTTCCTTCTCCTCCATCAGTTAAATTGCATAATGTACCTAATCCTAAGTCTCTTCTACCATAGAGTTTAATGAATTCTACCTCCTTAATTTTAGCTTCTACTAGTGTTAAATCATCTAACATTATCTCTACTTCGTAGGGAGTTTTAGCAGTTATATTGTTCCAGAAATTGCTTCTTTTTCTCTTTGAGAATGCCCTATGATATTCCCTACCTGGTCCCTTATATGATTTTTCTTTAGTTCCTATACCGATATAAAAGACTTCATTTTTATCTAATCTGATATGCCTGTAAATATAATTCATACGACAAAGGTACTATTTATTCCAGTAGGTAGCAAATTTTCCATCACATTCCATATCAATTTCTTTCATAAGATAGTTTTTGGCCGCCCTCTTCATCAAGTTCATAATTCTCTCTAAGAACCATTCTTTTTTTTCAAATGGAACATCGTAGATTAATTCATCATGAACTTGTAAAACAAATTTACAATCCTGTTTAAATAAGTTAGCCCAAAGATCAATCATACACATAGCCTCTCGTACAATATCACTATTGGTACCTTGGATTGGGGAGTTTCTAGATGCAGCTTCTACCTCTAATAGAGTTGACTTGTCTATAGGAAAATCATAATGTTTATGATCAAGAATTGGTGTAAACCATCTTCTACTATTAGTCCTAGTATTATGAATAACGTAACCATTTTCGGTTGCTTTCTTAGCTTTATTTTCTAGAAAACTAATTACTCGTGGTACTTCATTCTTTATTACGTCAATACAAATTTGACCTTCTTCAACAGTTATTTGTGCAGTGTTAGCTACCTTAGTCGCAAAAATTCCGTATGCGACTGGAAATAAACCCGCAGAGTTTTTAAACTTATGTCGTTCTTTTTCCTTCTCTACATTTGTTTTATTCATTTCATAAGTTTCTGACAACTGCTTCCACTTAGGGTCACCAGTTTTCATATACCTATTAGCATAAATAGCTCTATAACATTTAGTACCAAAATAACTGTGCATATCAGGTAAATCAAGTATCGCTTTTACAGTCAAGTCCTCTGCTAAGGAGGCCATAATAATACCCTCGCAGGCTTTGTAATCTACTGTAATTAAAGCTCTACCTTCATCTGCCACAAAACATTCTCTGTACTCTTTTGGAGATGGTATCTGTTGTGCGTTGAATAATCCTTGTTTCCTGTTTCCGCTAGAAAATCTACCTGTTGTTGTTCCAGCCTGGTCTATTTTAGTATATGCTCTACCTTCTTTGACATATTGATGTACCCATTTTCCACCAAAGGAGTGAACGTTATGTATAAGTTTTTTATACTTATCAAATTGCTCCATGAAAGGGGTATGTATACTATCTTGATTGTTAATTAACCACGCGGCTCTTGCTTCTTTACCAACACCAGGTTTCATTTGGTGTGTCTTCTTATCTTTACCTAATGGTAAAGGAATAGACATCTGTTCAAATACCTTTAATACTTGCTTCTGACTACTCCAATTTATATCACTGGTTGTGTGGGAAATCTCTTGTAATAAGTCTACGGAGAGCTTTTCTAATTGTTTCTTCTGAGTCTGATAACTTTTTAGATGAGTTTTGTTCTTTTCCTCTAAGTTTTTCAACTGCAGCTCTAGCTTTTCTTTTCGCTTTTGCTCTTTTGATCTTCTGTTCTCCCACTTTAAGCGTTCCTTTACTAGAGCTGGGTTTACTACTTCCATGTTTACCCCAGGAGTTGAGGAGACCATGTTGTTTAGTGTTTCGCATACTTTATCTGCTTTTTCTTGTCTTTCTTTTGCAATATCTAACCATTTAGGTGTATTATGCTTGATGCCTTTAGTTTCTGTCCATGCAATAGGTTTGATTATTCTACTGCATAGAGAATTAACTAGGAATGTTTGTCCTAACTTGTCTGCATATTGAAGCTGTGCCTCATACATGGCTTTTAGTTTGATACTATCACCAGCATTGTATAGGATATGTTTATTTTCAAAGAATTCACATGTAGCAAATTCATTCCTAATATCTTTATCCATATGAATAGGTACAGCATCATTACCCAACCATCTATTTATTTCTGATATAAGATCATGCTTATATCCTTCTTTACCAGAATATAGACGTTTACCAGTAACCATAGTACAACCGTACCTCATTGGCATAAAGCCAGTAGCTGTACCCCATATTGCTTCATGATCTGCATTGTGAGCAATGAAGAAACACCTTTTTAATATTTCAGGTGTAAATACTGCACTATTTGGTATAGATGTATTATCTATTACTAGAACATGATCATTACCCCAATGGAATGAGGATAAAAGTAATTGTCCTTTATTAGGCTCACCTCTATTCTCTATATCATGTCCTAGTACTAGCCAACCTTTGAATCTTTTATCAATCTCCTCCGTAGAATCGCTCCCACTCAGCTTCAGTAAGTCCTGTAATTGGCTTACTTGCTGTAGGTTCAGGAGTTGTATCTGTGGGTGGTGTACTTGATGGTCTGTTCTGTTTGTTAAGAACGTAACGGTCATACTCTTGTGCAAGATCGGTCATTGTTTCGTAAAACTCTTCTCTAGTGTCTTGTTTGTTTTTTCCCATGTTATTATAATTTGACTTTGTTAACGAAAAACAAACCCCAAAGAAAACTGGACTAATTTTTTCTTTGGGGTATAAAATTTAATTGTGCTTATTAAGCGGGTTGAGTGATCTCATTAGTATGAGCAGCAACTGCAGCGAAACTGAATTTGCTTGCAGTTTTAGCGCTATTCACACGAATGTTAGTAACTCGCAATACTTCTTCTCCTTCTTGGCTAGCTACATAGCCTACAGTAACCTCCACCTCTTCACCTTTCATAGGTAAAGATGGTGATTGACCTTCTGGTTTCCAAATAGAAGCTGTCATGAATAGACCATTAGTCTCTTCAATAGCAACGCTCTCTTGACCAGCAAATGTCTCAGCTACTTGTTGTGCTTTGTCTTTAGCAATAGCTTTCAGGTTTACAATGTAGCGACTACCTTTGTCGTCTGTAAAGAGATTCTTCTCAGATACATTGTTTAGTACAGTGAGATTGTACTTACCTGGTGAATCAATAAGAGCAAATTTGTCTAATAGACTCGTTTTGAATAAAATTCCACTCGTTCCTTCCATAACTTTCCTTTTATAAATTGTATGTAATTGTTTTTTAAAAATACCTATGTAACCCATAGGTGAGGTTATACACTTAGTCCTTAGTGTAATATCTTTTCTACAAATTCACGATCAGCACAAAGTCCATTAGACAATATGTATGAATCAGATTTGGGATTATAATCTAAAATTTCTAAGGTATCTTTCTGTACTACTATTGTCTTACCAATACTAGCACCTTTCTGTTTATCTAAGGCTGCGTTATCAGCTACAGCAAACATTCCTACTAGTATAAATACTATTATAACGATACTCCACAGTCCCCAGAAAACAGTAGATGCTTTCATATTCGCTGCTTACCAATAGTCAGATGAATGTTAGCTCTCATTTGATCAACGTTCTCAATGTAAGAGTTTAGTAGTTGGTTATCCAAGTATTGACTAGTTCTTGTTTTCCTTCTAGCTTCTTTAAGTCTAGAATCTCTTCGCCATACTTCAGGATCTCTATTGGCTACAAGCACTAATGGTGCTATAGGAGCATTTTCTTCTCCTGCAAAATCATGTCCACGTTCTGATGTAGTAATGTTACATCTACCGTATTTAAGGTCACCTACGAAAACTCCCTTTCGTGGTGATAAGTCAACTAGCTGTTCTCTGTGCATAAGTCATTAGTATTTCTGTTGGATCATTAGAGAAGAAAGCAGCTGCTATAGTAACAGCTTGCTCAAACTTCTCTAACTCTTTTGGTTCGGGTTTACAAACTATTTTTTGTCCTTTGTTAATTAAGATATACATCTCAATTAATCTATATCCTTCAGCAGTAGTGAATTCCTTCTGTATTGCTATGTTGTGTAGTAACATTAGATCAAAAATATCCATACTACTTCTTAACGAAGTCCAAGATATCTTTCAATGCTCCATACTCTGGATTAACAAAACCCATTATAATGGTATCTAGACTAAGTAATGTTCCAATAGATAGTATCACAGCTAAAACAGTGAAGCCTATTCCTAGTATAAGGTTATAAGTCCCTTTAGTTATGTCTCCGTAATCAGTCCAAACAACTAATTTTATCTGTTTGTAGGCTATCAGGAAGCTGATAATAGCAATGATACCTATAACTAACCAAACAAATGAATTAACTACTTGCTGTTTCACCATTACAGTATAAACATGTTCAGCTCCTACTTTAAGGGCTTTACCCAATCCTTGCAATGCATCTTTAACATCACTATAGATCTTCTCTTTAGTTAGCTTAACGCTATCTTGTTTTTGTGCATAAGCACAGTTTGCAACACCAATTCCTAGAATTAATATTGCTGTTATAATTAATCTTTTCATACTTTTACTCGTTTAATCCAATGATTCAGAAATATGATCTGACTTGATTTTCTATCTACAATATTAGTGTAGAAATCAATCCTGTTATTCATCAGTTTTACTAAGAACTCCCACTTGTTTACTTTATTGAGTTGTTCTATAGTTTGTGAGTTGATACAATTGGTTATTTCAACTGTATAACCCATTTGACATAGCGTTGTCTGCACTATAGCAGCACCAACTGTACCATTAATTCTAAAGTCCAATACATAGTTAGCTATATCTTGATCTTTTAGATTCATAAAGTCTTCTTTAACCCAAATGGTTAGGTAGTAGTCTAATACATAATGATATAACATAGGATCTGGGATACTGTCGTTCCACTTGATTCTATTATGTCTTTTGTATTCATCTACATATTTCCATCCTAACCACTCTGAGTTGAACCTTCTTGCAATACCTCTATATGTTTCTTGACCATAATCATTTGGGTGATGTACCCAGAATCCTTCATGATCTAAGACATATTTGAGAGCTATTCTAAAATCTGCCCGCTGTGGTTGTAACACCACCTTTACTTGAATTGTCTCCTTTGTCGCCTTTCCACATTGTAAGGAAGATAAGACCAACAATAATGACACACATAACTTCCGCCATAGTTTCTTCATTTTTAAAATTTAGGTAAAACATAAGATACACCCTAACCGAGAACATTAGCGGTTAGTATCTACCTACTCTCCCTTAGATACAAGGAATATCGTGGGCGTATCTGTTCCTCACTGTATGCTAAGAATTCCTCTTAGTCAGATATTGGCATATGTTGTAATAGGGACAACATTAACCCTATAATTTTTAATGGCTGGAGCAGTACGCTGTCGTCTAGTTAACTGGATTTTACACACTTATAACGCCTATATTACCTCTCTATCACAGAGTATGCGTAGGGAACCAGCACCACCAAAATGTCTTATCCCAGAACTTTCGAACATTCTGGGGACTTCTTTAATTATGACTTCCGTAACCTAGTATCTAGAAGTTAATAGGACTTGTTAGTTGTTAATGGCCCTAGAACGCACACAACATGTATAGTTTCCTAATTCATAAAAATTAAAGCAAGATTTTTAAATAGTAGCGGGGATAGGACTCGAACCTATGAGGTCTTTCGACACAAGCTTATGAGGCTTGACTGCTACCAGCTACAGGGCTACCCCGCGATGAAAGATCAAATCTATATTAACACCGTACAAATAGGTGTGTTATAGTTTCATTGTTAATTACTTCTTCTATCACTTGATCCGCTAAGACCAATGTTAACAATAATAGCTGCTACAGCGTACCATGTTAATTGGCTAAATGACGCTTCTATAATCAGTGTCTCTGATAATCAGATTTGATCTAATTTCTTTTGATAAATTTCTTCTAATCTATGATCTTTACCAGCAAGCAAAAGAATAAAAAATGCTGATATGTACAATAATAACCTCTTAAAGAACTTTCTCATGATTCTAGAGTTTCTTGTATGTATTTGGCAAACGGTGTTGCTATAAATCTCTCATCAAATTTGATGGTGCCATCACTGGCTTCTTCGAACTTACTAACTTTAACTGGTTCCAATAGATTACCAGTTACTTTATCTCTAATTGAATAGACTATCATCTTTGTTGTAAATGATAATCGTTTGATGAACATATCAGAGTGCTGTAGTTGTACTTTAAATAAATGTATCATCGTTTCAAGTCTTTAAGCTTCTTTGGAGATAAATGTAATAGCTCTATCTTCTCTACACCCTCTCGCCAAGGTATAATTATTTCTGTTCGTTCTGGTATTATGCAGATTATACCTTTTATGCCATGATATGAAATAAGATAAGTAGCTCTGAGATGATCAACTTGCTTATATTGTTTACTCCATATGTAATGAGAATGTACAGTAGATTCTTGTAATTTGTACTCAATCTTCCATTTAGTGTAATAGAAATCCCAAATATAAAACTCTATCGAGTCTTGTTGAATCATTACATAATTCCTAGCTGGGTGTATATCTCCATTCCATGCATATGCAGTAAACCAAATTAAGTATTTCATAAGCAGTTGAATTTTAGTAAAAAGGGAGAACTGTTTATCCTCCCTTTATTGTGATTAAGCTTCTACATCTGCCTCAAGTTCAGCAAGAGTCTTTTTCAAGAACTCAATCTTCGTCTTGTGAGCAGCTAGATCCTCTTCAGCCTCAGTCACACTATTTTGTGCAGAGATGAGGTTTGATACATAGTAGTTACGATCATCAATGAGTTCACCATTGTTAATCTTCGCTCCCTCAAGTGCGTCTTGAGCTTCTTTCACACTCTCTTCTAAATTGATTGTATCACCATCTAGTGATGCAATTTGAGATTTGAGTGCTGACTGAGCTTGACGGAAGGTCTTCTCAGCTTGTGCTTGTACGTCATCACCTGTAACTGAGGCAATGAATTGCTTTACAAACGATTTGATTGTCGACATGTTCATCGTATTTTTTGTTTTGAACTACCTCTCACTAGTTCAGTTTTTATTGATTGTACAGGATGGATGAGAGAGTCTATCCTGTTTTTACTTTTATGTACTTTGGGTAACCGTACCCGTATGGGTGTACTATTACTGCCAGGTGTTGTAGGCTCTAGTGATTTTTCTTCTCTAAAAGCTTTTTGATATTTAGGCTTATAGTTCTTAGCAAATTCCTCAAACCCTTCTAAGCGAATCCACACATTAGCGAATCCAGCTATACTAAATGCGAGTATACCATTTTTAACTTCTATTTTTACGATACTTGCACTAGGCCAAGTATATGTAGTCCCTGCTACTTCCCATTGTGCTATATACTCATTTGGACCACTAGTGATCCAGGCATTAATTGCAGCTATAGATATTTCATCACCAATTTTCAGTTTTGTAGATAACGGTGCTACTTCTGCTTTAGGTGTTCGTGGCACAATTCTGTCCTCTGCCAAGCATCTATTTAACCAAGAAATTTCTTCTAGAGTAGATAATCTGAATGATCTTTTTTGACTATCATAATAACACCAAGCACCATCTCTAACTAATTGACCACTGAGACCATTACAATATGGAACGTTTAAGTAATCAGCTCTACCTCGTTTTCCAGTGTAATCACTTCCATATTCAGGTACAGTTACTCTACCAATCATCATGAAATCTGGATGTACATTAGGGTCTGTTACAGTATAATACTTTCCAGCTTCTACTAAAGGTTTGGTAGTGTTCCATTTACTGTATAAAATTCTAGCTTTTTCTACATTATCCTTACCTTCCAATTTGTTGTATAGATAATAAGGAGTACTCTTACCTTCGTTTATAAAATAAGCTAAATTTGATTCAGTTAAGTTTAATGCTTTGGTATTTTCTAACCAAGTTTCAAGACTTAAGCCTTCTTTTTGATTTATGATCTCAGCCCAGCGCCCACTAGCGTAAACACATCCACATCCGCCTGATGCATTGTCTTTTGAACCATACCATCTTATGACTCCTACACTGTCTTGCTCTAATTGATTATAGTCAGTGATTGTGCCATTTGTAACTCCATGAAGACATTTAAATTGACTTCCAAGTGGATATCTTTTCTTAACTTCTTCCAACCAATCTATTTTGTCACTTTTAATAGGTTCAAATCCAATAGGCATGATCTCATACTTTGAGCTATCTGATGGTGTGCAAACATAATCTTTTTGGCTGGTGAAATCTACATAGTAATCGTTATTGTGATTGTACCTACGTTTTAATCGACCATATTCTCCTTTTTTAACACCACCACCAGCAGGACGATCAACTAAAGCTTTTATCCATCTACCTATAAGATTCTCTTCTTTCATAGCTTCTTCTTTAGTTACGAATGCATTAGCTTTTTTACAAGCTAAATACCATTTAATCTCATCTGCAGTAGCTTCTCTTGTATTACAACTAATAGTAGTGAAGTCACCAGTATTATGTCCCCACCAAGACTTAGTGGTGATATACATATTACTACATGTTCTTCCATCACCACTACATTCGAAGATATATTCGTATGTATTACCTTGTTTACTAAAAGCATAGTAATATTTGCCATTTTCTAGAGATGGACGATTACTCCTTGCAGCTTCTTGTTTCAGAAACTCCTCTTTAGTTGCTTCTGAAAAGTGATATGGTATCCAACTAGATATATTAGCTCTGAAAACTTCTTTGGTTGGAGCACTTCTAAATTTACTTAAATTATTTAAAGTAGATAACTCAAATATCTCTCCAACATACTCGTTATTAATTGACCAATTGTTACCCTTCAATTTAACATATTCTGCAGGAAACTTGATATCTGAGAATTCGTAGATGGTGTATCCAAGACCTTTATAATTAGACGCCATACCCCACCCACCAGAACCACCAACTAAATAATGGTCGTGAGTGCTGCTGTAATTAGACACCTCTGGTCTTGATATTTTAAGTTTAGCGTGTTGCTCTTGATTATATACATGGACTACATCCATGTATTTTAAATCTTCTACTTTCTTAGTCATAGTTAATTGATTAGATACCAAATAATAATTGTTACTACTGGTACTGCTAATTGTATAGCATGTACTAATTCAAATTTCTTTTTCATAGCTTTGACGTTTTTAGTTTAATTTTCTTAAGAATAATAATTATCACAGATCACAGACTCTTGTATAATAGTTCTGTTACGTGTTTAGGTGCACTAAACAACCACCAATAGTAATCCCTACTCTCAGCTTATACGCTTTCGGTTTCCTAGAGGACTCTGGTTTACGATTTTAGTTAGATAACAATTATTTAATGAGATTTGTGGTACGAGTGTTCTCGACTTTGTTTTATGAGAGTTTGGAGCACACAACTTTCTGTCTTCTCTCTTATTAAGGCATTTCATGTATAATGACCTTATCTAGCAGTTTTAACACCTTCGTGAGCTAGCATTATACAAATAGTACCACAAATATTTTTACTTAACGTTTAAGGGTTTTTCTCCATTTCTAGAGATAACAAAAAATGTACCTTTTGGATTAGTACTCTTTTGTTCTAAGATTCTTTTATTCGATAATGCTAAAGCATATTGTTGATTGTAATAATGCGTTTGTACCCATCTAGGTTTTACTCCTGGTACACCTGATGCTAAAAATTCATGTACATCCCACATTGTAGGTGTTCTACTCATTATCGAGTGAATGAAATATTATTCAAAGTAGATTGATTAGCACCTGATGATATGTAGTCTGAATAGCCTATAATCATCTGATTTACAGATAGTTGTGTATAATCAGTATTAACTGAATATGTATACAACCCTACTGCACTACTATTGGAAATATTGAATATTAAATCGTTAGCTGTTAATGGTAGCACATTTTTTGATTTGAATGTTTTGTTATTGTATGTTAGATAACAATTTTTAGCCCACTGTGTGACTAACAGATTTGGTAACTGTACTGTACTATCAATTACTGTAAATTTAATTGTGAAGCTAGAGTCTTTATAATTCCAATCTCCAATCGCTGAAGTGTAAACTTTAATAGCTTGTTTTTGAGGTGTTACCTCTTGTTTTGTGCAGCTTATTGTTAGTAACAACACTACTGTTAATATAAATGTTTTCATAATTAAAGATTTTGTTTTAACCATTCGCCTAAAGCGGGTGAAATAACTACATCATGTTCTTCTAGAGCATATTTCATTATCAATTTTTCCACCTCTTCCCTATTCCAACTTTCTTTTACTCTTTTAATTGTGATGGTGTTGTCTTTTGGGTTCACACGGAGCCTGTATCTTTTTTCTTGATTTTCCATTTTGGTGGTATTTTAAATTCTCCTAATGATTGCCAAGTCCTACCTTCTCTTATTTGTTGAATAGTAGCTTTCGAAACATTGAAAAGTTTTGATATTTTAGAACTAGAATTCCCATCTAGAATTAACTTTCTTATTTCTAACACTTGTTCAGCAGTTAGTTTATTGTTACAAGTCCCTCTTTTAAATCCTTTTATAGGGTGAATATTTACTTTGTAATAATCTTTTAAAGAATTGGATATTTGAGACTTAACAGTATCGCTTCTTACTTTTCCCTTCATTCTATTTTTAGTAGATTCTGAAAGCTTCCCACTTTTATCTAATGTAGAAGTAAGTAGACAATTTAAACCTTTATCCATGACATGATAGAAATCTTGCCAATAACGCTCTTTAGTATTCAATTCACCCTCTAAACACTCCTCAATAAACTCGAAAGTATGATTATCTATACCATATTTTCTAAAAGAATAGTACAATTTTCTCTGATTCTTAGAGTTATTGATGTTTTGATATTGTGAATATCTCTGTGTGTAATCAAGTGTTTGACCTACATAGATCCTATTTTTAGGGCTAGTGATCTTATATATCCCTATCATGGCACAAAGTTACTAATACTCCTCGTATTCCACAAGAACTTCCTTTATCTGATGACCCTTATTGTATTCTCTCACGAATACTTCTAGGAATGATTGAGAAGGTTGCGGAAGCGATTTAGTATGTAAAACTTCACATCCTTCTTTATTATCAGGACAAGGAATAATTACTTTCAATGAACTATCTGTTGTAGCTATAATTTTATGACATACTTCTTTTCCCCAAGCATCTTTTAATTTGCTTTTCGGTTTTATATATCCAAAGCTTTCTATTTTATCACATTGATAAATAGTGAGCTGAGTATCTATTTTAAGAACAAACCAATCTCCTTCTTTTATCTCTTCATCTGAAAGGAAATAGAGATGTTGTATCTTTTGACTATCTAAATAGTATTTTCTTGTTTGAGATAATCCTATTGTACCATCTTGATTCTTATATATTAAATGGTCTTTTGCTTTTTCATTAGTTGGTAGCATGACCAACTGTACCTTTTTAAGTGTAGACATAGCTTTTACTTTTAAAGTTTGTTTAAGTAATTATCTTGTATTTTCTTGGCTTCTTCTTGATCTTTATGGTAACCTATTATCTTACGTTTACCATTTTCCATCACACTAATTCTCCAAGTCTTACTTTTCTTTATCCAATTAATGTGATTATATCTAAATTCTCCATTAGGTTTAACTTTCTTATGATATCTAAGTAGATTATCTCTATCTGTTAAATATCTAAGATTATCAAATCTAGGATTCATTTTATCCTCATCTATATGATCTATTGGTAAGTCTAATACTTCACCAAAAGTTCTCATTACAAGTGTATGTATAGTTTTAGAATAAGATTTATTATCTTTTCTAAGAACAACTTCGGGATAACCCTCAGATGTTACTCTGGACACACTCAGTTTCTTTTGCTTGCTCCATTTGAGAGATAGCACATATCCATAATTACTAATTAAGTAATCAGGAAATCCTTCAATAGGTTTAATTTCTTCATTCATAATACAAATTTAAGTAAAAAGTAGGATTTCTCCTACTTTTCCTTCTCAAAATCCACTTATGTATATTTACCTATCCAGGACGTTTACACCATTTCAGGTGACATATACTGTAAGTGTTGCTGCTTTGAAACAGCGATCTTGATAGTCTTTAATCCGCTCCGTAATTTGTCCAAACACAATACGCACAAGCTAATGAGTATGTTGGTACTTGCTAGGATTGACTTCCAGGTCCATTCCAATAAATACAGTAAGATACTGCCGATCCATCAGCGCTTGTCACAGTAGATTGATCGTACGCACCACTAGGACATGGAGGAGGCATTCTAAATGCACTTGCCTCACTGCCATCTGGTGCTATCTCTAGCAATACAGGCACGTTCTTTTGTGCAATTGTCACTTCATGCTTCAATTGCAGGAAATCAATAGCTACAGTCTGTGGTTGTTGAAAAGCAGCAAATGCAATCTGGTTATCGTCCAGTTTGATCTGGTTTCCTTCAATTGTTTGTGATACCCCTACGAATGCAATCAACGCAAAGAGGAATGAGAAAATAAATTTAGTCTTCATAGTTTATTATGTACAGATACGCTGCACCCCGTTTTTAAATTATAGGTTTATACTTTGTTAATTTTTTCTGCTGTCTTTTTACTTACAGTAAATACTACACCTGTTTTCCTATACATAATAGCAACATCTTCTACAACTAATTGCATTAATGCTGATAGTTTTCTTCTTTTAGATAAGGACATATCATCCCATGTTTTCCTCGTCTCCTCATCTATTCTTATCTGTGGAAGGGTGTGTGTAAGTTTATTCATAACAATTCTTTTAATACCGTGCAAGTTAATTCATCTTATTGTATAAAGTGTTACATATTTCACAGTATACAAAAGATACATTATATACACGATAGTTCTAGTTCATTGTCTTAAAATCAACTATATTCGTATAAAAATAAGAAGAAATGGACGTAACAGTAACAGGGGCAACTCCATCCACAGATCATAATCGTGGATATGAATTTGCCAAAGTCGAAGCAGACTTAAAATCAGCTATCTTTGCTGCTCAAACAGCATTGGAAAATACATTATCTAGAAATGCTGCTACTGCGGCTAAAGATTCAGCAGATGTATTGTATCGTTTGCATGATAATATGCGTAATGTAGGAGATTCAATTATAACCTCAAGTAATCTAACTCAAGCTAAAGTAGCTGAGCTTCAATTCTCAGTAGCTAGTCAATTTGCAATTGCAGCATTGGCAGCTGAAAAGAATAAATCTGAAATACTTGCAGCTGTGGCAGCTACAGAGCTACGTAAAGTTCAAGATCAACTTGATGAAAAGAGGGAAGAAAATGAGCATTATAAGGCTTCTGTGTCATTCGGTGATAAATTTGCTGCAATACAGAGTCAACTGAATAGTTTAGATCAAATTCAACGTTCTACTAATCAAGCCATTAATTTTGGATCGGGTATAGTAGGGCCTCAAAGTTCTACTTCTAATCAAGTTAGATAAAAGATCGTGTTTGTGTTTAATTTAAAAGGATGCTAGTGATAGTATCCTTTTTTAATGTTCTTTAGATTGTAAACAATGTCCTGCTTCTTTACAGAATGAGCATAGTTGTAGTTTGTTTGAATACCATCCAATTGTTATTGTTGGTATCTTAAGTCCAAATACTTTGAACAATTCAACTCTATGTTCTTCTGTATGATTCTTTTTGTTGAATCCACCCATACCTACACTCCTTACTCTAATTGTATCGTTCTGTAAACGCCATGTGTATTTACTATATTCCCAATAACCACCGAATAACACAAAGGATGTAAAATCCCAAGGATGTGTATGGTATTCAGGACTATCATCACCTGTAATTAAGTGAAATTTAAGGCTACCATTCTTGAAATAGACTGATAGTCTGTATAAGAATGTGGTTCCTTGAGTATTCTTAATGCTTTTGAATTTGAATCGTTTCATATTTATAATGTTAAAAAATACTAATAGTTAAGCTGGATCCTGTGGTTACTCTATAATATATAGTAATAAACTATCGGCTGAATGTATGTCAATTTACCATTACTTGGTTTGAAACATGTATTATTGTCTACCGTACCCTTGTCTTTACTAGTATCCAGAGGAGTACTCAGTGACAGGTACATACCAAGCACCAATAGTTATATAAGGATATTGGATTGATTTGGCAATAAATCCATGTAAGCTCTAAAATCTGGGGCCAAAATCCCACAAGTCTTCACATGTAATATCCTTAATGGATTTAAAACCCCATACTATTATAGGGGTTTATGGGATTTATTCAGCCCAATTTTCATGATATTAAGGTTTCCCATCATTTTACATGCCACAATCTTAAATAGATTATTGTGGGTGTATCCTCTAGTTAGGGTTCTAGTGTTACGTTATAATAGTCTGTGATAGGACTATTGGAAATGAAAGGTTGATTGTACAATCAATTAAGTTATCCATCGTACCTTTTTATGGGCCTTTATGGTAACACCTTTCAAATTGGTATTCTAGAGAATATTAACCTTTAGAATTGGTATTATTTGGGTTGGTTGGTTAAACCAGTATTGATTGAATAAACTACGTACAGCTACAGAATAGCTTTATAGTTTATAAATTAGCTTAGTTTGTGGAAATGTTAATAGTATTGTGGATAAGTATGGTGTGGTTTCTTACCTCCACTCTCTCATCTCACACACAAATAAATAGGAAAATAACACAGAACAAATCTTAAACTGTATTACTCAGTACATATGATACAATAGCAGGCGATCACTTGATTAGTACTATTATTCCTAGATTGTTGGCTTGATACCAAAGAACGTTAGATTTGTTTTTAATATCGTTGATAGAATACGAAGAATAGAGGCACCAACCTTCATTACATCTTTATAGTAAATATGGCTGCTGATAAGATGTTTCCATCTAATCTTCTATTCACTCACAAGTCCTTGCTTAAACTTATGAGTATCAGTGCAAGATTGTTAGTAAAGAATTAGGAACAGGTTCTCCATGCTTACGAGTTATACGTCTATAACTACCTCTCCATTAAGGTTTCCAATCCTGATTACAGGATCACTTGTTTGTTCCTAATTCCTTACCTTTAATTCTTATGTACAAAATTGAAATAGATTGGTGGTATATTACCAAGATTGATACCACAATAGTATGCTCTGATAGAATACAGCAATTGATGTGCTATCAATGCATTCAATCTATTCCTTCTATGCTTCAGTTGTTTATTCATAGTATTTTGAGTATTAGTTAGTTATCCACAAAACAAGAAAAGGGCCGAAGCCCTAATCCTTATGCTGGTTGCTCAATCTCTGTTGATACAACTGGTGTAACTTCGTACAAGCCGTTTGAACCAGCTCTTGCACCAAACTTAACACCAATCTCACCATTCTGCAGTTTCTCAAGCAATGCAGGAGCTTTCTCTGGATTTACTTCCAAGAAACCAACTGTGTTCTTGATGAAACCAAGCTCATCCTCAGAGCTAGTTGCACAACGGATATACGCCTTGCCAGATGTAGCTGAAGGCGTAAGAGAATACTTAATTTCGTTCATAATGATGAATTTTGACGTTTTGTGGAAACATTTCCAAAGCTAAGAGACAGTTTGTATGAACGCGATAGGAAAAGTTAAGACCAACAGCTCTTTGTCCGCAAGCGGTCACTGTTGGTCTGTATCACCCTAAATTTAGCGTTTTTCGTCATTTCCTCTTCAGGAATGATGTGTAGGGGGTTTCGGTTTTGATCCCGAACAAGGGGGAGGTCTTTATGAGCGACTACAGTACTCAACTCACACATTAACTTTCTCTAAGTGGTGGAGGGTTCTGTGGCAGTTTGCACATAGGGGGATACATTTCGCTACCTCTTCTTGTATAAGACTAAGGGATTGAGTGTTTAATTTTGACAACTCAAACCTTTTGAGGGAGGAGTCTACATGGTGGAAGTCACAAAGCCAAGGGGTATCTTTAAACTCAATAGGACAATGTTGACAGGTTAAAGTCTTCTTATACTCATTAAGCCAAGATCTATTTCTTTGTCTATGTGCCTTATTAGTTAAACTTTGCATTAACCTTTTTTGTTCCTGACTTATTGGTGGGTTATCTAATATCCATTGATCACGTCTCTCTTTACGTCTAGCTATTTTACGATCTAAAACACAACGCTTACAGATACCATGATATCTCTGTACTCCAGCTTTATTTTTACATTTCTGGGGAAAGTCCTTCTCCAGCTCTTTAACTATACCACACTTATTACATCTCTTTTCCATAGGGGGTTTTTATTTACAAAACTACAAAAAGATATTATATTATGCAAGTACTCCCTAGTAAATAAGCTGTATACACTCTAAAAATAAACTTCTCTAAATATTTGGAAATGTCATTCCAAGTATTGTATCTTTGTGCAGCATACAAGGGAAAAAGAATAAGATATTGAAGATTTTTCCTTCCTTTCCTTAGCCCCCGACCTTGTATGCAAAATAGATAGGGGGCTTATTTCTTTTAAAGCAGTTGGATTAGTAGATAGGAGTCTGACACCAAAGCAAGCCGTAGTCCACAAGGATTCTAAGTAACACGGAACAAACATGGTAGTGGGATAAGATCAGACCTAGGGATTGCGGCAATAACCAGCCTAGAAGCTAATCTAATGAAGAGTTCCTTGGGAAATGGCCTAGGGAGCCGCTTTGCAAGAAAAATGACTATTAAATACATATTAACTAATTACTTCTACATCTTAGATTATTCTAGGGTGAGGGGTGAGCTAAATCAATGCAACCTAAACTAGAGAAAAGATGCAGGATATGCAAACACAAGAAAGACATCTATGACTTCCAAACAAGGATAGATCAGAAGAGTGGCTTAAAGGTGTTTAGAAACATTTGTGAGGCTTGTAGCACTAAAGAGTGCCCAGCTTGCAGAACAGAGACAATATTTGTAATTAACTACAAACCACAACCAATTGAGAAGTTTACCTTCTTCAGAAAATTAGCCAGTGGAGGTAGAACCAAGAAGAAAGGCTGGCTTTGCAAATGTGGCTATTTAGTAACTTCCCAACAACATGAAGATAACAACCATAGAAATTCCAATATACGAGCTTGATATAGTGATAGTCATAGACACTTCATGGGAAGTAGCTAATAAGAAATTCAAGCTTGGCTTAGACGAAGATGATCTTAAAGCTCATGCTTGGACCAATCTTCATCCAGATTACAACGGTAGGCATGAAGTATATGTATTACTTAAACCTAACTATTTAGATAACAATACCTTACTACATGAAATCTATCACCTTATTTCATGGATCGCTATAGCCAAGGGATTTACTTTGGATGCTAATAACGATGAACCTCAAGCCTATCTTCAAGGTTATCTTGGTAGCAAAATCCTAGAATTCAGAGACGGTTATTTATCTACACCCGAAAGGGTATAATTTCATTTATCTAAACGATTTTATACCCGACTAAAAATATATTTCGTATTTTATTTGGATAAATCGATTTCGTATTTTATCTTTGTATCAAATAAAGGAAATGGGAAAAAATTCATACTTAGGAGATTATGCAATGGTGGCTAGTAAAGGCAAAGGAGCTATTACTACAACTGAAATAGCCAAGTTGGCAAAGAAAGATTTTAAATTAAAAGGGTCAGTAGAATCAATTCGTAAAGCAATTTCTAAGGAATTATCCAGACATAAACTACAGGAAGTAACTTTCTCTAAACCCAAAGAACAGGTTAGACAGGATAAGTTTACAACTCCAGGTGATTACCTAGTCTTAGGTTGTCTACATGTTCCAGGCCACAACAAAGCTATGTTCAATGGAGTTATTGAACTAATCAAAGACATGAAGGACTTAAAAGGTCTAATGTTAATTGGTGACTTCTTAGATATGAATGCTTTGTCTGGACACAATAAAGGTCAGTTCACTGCAATCCCAGGTCTCACTTTAGATGGAGAATACAAAGCTGGTAATGAAGCTTTAGATAAACTACTTATTAATCTACCCAAAGATACTTCTAAAGTTTACATATACGGTAACCATGAAGATCGTTGGAATAGATACATGAGTGATATGCAGAATGCTAAAGCTCCTATTAAATCTCCTAAAGAAGCTCTTTACTTAGAAGAAAGAGGATTCAATGTATTTGAGAATTGGTCTAGTGATTATGTTACTTTAGGTGCTCATCTTGAACTCTTGCATGGTCAGTACTACAATACACACTGTGCTAAACAACACATAGATAAGTTACGTGGTTCAGTAATGTTTGCTCATACACATAGAATTCAAATGTATGTAGAGGGTAAGACAGGAGGATTCAATATTGGTTGGGGTGGTGATGTATCTCATCCTTTCTTCAACTATGCTGAAAGAGGAACTAAAACTCAATGGATGAATGGTTTTGCTATCGTTCATCTTGATGATAAGGGTAACTACTTTGTAAATCAAATATTCTGTTACGATAATAAATTTTACTACAATGGGAAAACTTACTGTTAAACTTGGCCTCACTGTTGGAGCAATACTGTTGTGCATGCAAATACCAGTAGCATATGCGGCAATAGTACTCTATTTTGTAATCGATCAACTAGTAAACAACTATGAAAAACGAAAGGAAGGAAAAGATCAAGGAACTAAAGAAGCTAATAAAGGAATCACAAGCTGAACTAATTGAGTTCATCAAGAATGACAAGATAGATGAAACCCTATCTGCAGACGATCAGAAGTTAAAGAAGAAAGAATACCAAGATGGGGTTCAAGTGCGTAAAGTAAAGTTGCAGGAGTTAAAAGAAACTCTCAACCTTACTAGAATGAATAAGTATAATTCATCATTCTTTGAATGGTTGCCCACACCCCCAGGAAGAGCATTTAGAAAAATGGCTAGACAATCAAGATTAGCATGACAATATTAGCAGAGATAGCAGCAAGAATGGTTCCAATAATTGGAGCAGGATTAGACGCCTTTGAAAAGCAAAGGGAGTTATTTCCAATTAAGTATCTAATCAAAGATATGCAAATGGCAGCTTATTGGCTACATTCTGCTAAAGTAGATTTAGACCCAACAGACAGTGATGACATCACTACAAAGATAGATGGCACACATGTGAAAGCAGAACCAATGCCAACATTACTTAGTGTGCCAGATAATCTGGACTTTATTAAGACAAATTTAAAGACATTGTACGCAGACATAAACATCTATCTAGATACACAAATTCTTCCTCCACAAGTCATTTACAAAATACAACGTTGTAGTGATAAGTTAATGGAAGCCTCATTTAATAATGACCTAGCCACCAACTACTATGGACAAATTACAAGATACTACACTAACGCAAGACCAACAGGAACTGAAGGAGGAAATTGATGAGATAGTTTCCACATCAGAGAACCTTCTACGCAGTATGATTGAATCATACAAAGAAGGTTACAATAGACACAATGATAAGTATGAGATAGATTATTATCTTACTATCACTAACCACAAAATAAACACTCCTACTAGTGGTAAGAAAGATGTTGCCTACCTCCGTCTTGAGAGAGCAATTAGATCTAAAGAGAAAGTAATTGAAGATCCTAAAGTAGAAGGGATCAAATTACCCGAGTGGCAAACACAACTTGTACATCAGGAGATGTATGTATTCTCTTCAATACAAGAACGGCTTAATCCTAAAGCTCCTTGGAAAGATAAACTTTACTTAGCTTGTTTGTACAGACTCGTAGGAGCTGGTTTGGAATATGCTGAACTACTTCAGCGTATGAAGAATACAGACTTGAATACACTAAGAGAACAAGCTGAAGAAGAAACAAAGAAACCAGATATTGTAATCGCAGGAGAGATGCCTAAACCATTGACACCTGATGAAGAGAAGTACAAAAAAGAAATTCAAGAAATTCGTAAACAAGAAGGAATAAACTAAACTATGGAAAAAGTAAGAGGTAAATTTACATGTACTAAAGCAGTAGAAACAAGCTACGGTAAAGAAGTATCATTTTGGGCTTTGTATTCTAACACACCTGAAGACAACAGCTACTCAGCTGCAACACCAAGTGGACAGATTACTATGCTTGTAAGTAATCCTACAGCTAAAGACTTCTTTGCAGAAGGGCAAAGATACTATTTAGATTTTAGTAAAGCAGAATAATTTAATGCAAGATCTAGTAATTAAACCATCTACAATAGGAGGATACATACGTTGTATCTCAGGATTGTTTATTACTAGATCTAATCCTAAAGGGCTAACTCCTACTGAAATAAACTTTGTAAACTTATCCTACAACGTACTAACTAAACTAAACCAACAAGAGTTTACCAAAGAAGTAAGAGAGGAGTTAGCTAATTCTATGAACACTAAAACTCAAGTAGTTACTAATTACATTAACACGCTAAAGAAGAAAGGTGTAGTAAAAGAGAACAAGCTGCACCCTGTATTCTATAAAACTAAACTAACAATAGAACATGTCAAGTAATCGTACTCCTATATGGCCTGAATTTAGATATGATGTGCATGAACTAATAGACCCTCATCCTGGGGAATACGTAGAGCAGTATACATACATTAAAATAAAATATACCACTCTAGTGCGAAAAGTTGGCCCTTCAGGAAATTATTATTTAATACCTGTAATTAGTGAATATCAGTTTAAGAAAGCTAATCCTCTACCAATAATGACTGTCTTAAGACAATTCGTTAAAGAGGTCTATAAGGTAGAACAATTATATTTGATAAGTGGAAATGAAGAAGAAGACCGCGCTCAGATGTCAGAAATAGAAAGAGTATGCGAGACATATGCTCCTTGGATGACTAGCTACCACACCTCCAATGGCAGATAGAACAATGTGTAACCAAAGTATACTCAAGGAGGTAGCTTTGGAGTTAGGACTCACTCTTAAAGAAGTAAAGGAGATAGTAGATACGCAGAGTGAGTATACTAAATACGTAATAGAATCAGGAAGCTTTGACAATGTAAGATGGCCTTATCTTGGTATCTTTAGATCGAAAACAAAAGAAATACAGATGCTAAACTACATAAAAGGCATGAGTCCAGAACAAGCTGAAGACTTCAAAAGAGCAGTAAGAACAGGTAGAATTAAATTGCAACCAAAAGAATGATAACAGTAACATTACCAATAGAAGAATACAAAAGACTAAAAGAACTAGAATCCTACCTACCAAAGAATAGACTCACTCTAGTATTTGATAAACATAGGATAGAGCCTCTAGATCAGTTGACATTTAATGTACACGGAACGAAAAAGGAAAAAGATACTGTTGTACTAACAACAAAGATTGGAACACTAAAATTAACTAGGATAGAAGATCTTGCAATCCTTAAAGATTATAAACTAGTTCTAGTAAAAGAAGAAAAGATATGATAACTATAAACGAAAACACGCTTAAAGAGCTAGTACTTAGATCTGAACCAGATTTCCTTACTCAGTCTGAACTACAACTCAATGGGTATGGTAATGTGAGGTTTTTTGGGGACAAAGATCCTACCTGGGTCTGGACTAAAGAGAGAGTAAGGAGTTGCACTATGGTAGAATTAGATTACTTAGTTACTAAAATAGTTGAGTAATGGTAGACGCTAATTACAACTTCAATGCACCAGTTAAAGTTACAGAGCTAATGAGATTCGCCCGTAACGTTAATACAGATGAAATGGAGGTCTTAGATGGAGATATAGTTCATAAGACCAAAACTGAATTTGAGGAATTCTCTAGAGATGCTTATATCTGTTGGGAAAATATCAAAGAGTTACTTGCGTTCCCGTACAAAGATGATTGGAAGATTAAAGGAGATAAGTTCTTCATTACTCTAAAAGATTGTCCTAATGAAATGGTAGTCTTAGGTAATCTAGGCTCAATGGTAGAACATTGGACAGTATTTAGAACTAGGTATCCATTGTTCATAGAATACAAAACTCCCCCTTTCATGACTCTAACTCAAGATCACACGTAAAATGGAATGGTTTAATTATTCAGGGGACGAAGATAAGTTAATCTTTACATTCAGTAGGAAAGTCCCAATTGCTGAACAAGAACTATGGGAATTCGCTTTCAAGGAAGAAATATATACCAAGTCCATTGATGAATTAACTGATAGTGAAAAAGAAGTAGTAATTGCAAGAGTGAGATATCTATTGAGATTGCCTTTTGTAAAGGAGCGTATCCCCTACGATGAAGGATTAACTTTTAAAGACTTAGAAGAAGATGGAGTGGTTTAAGATAACCGAAGAAGGTGAAATAGAATTTGTAACCGAGGAGGTAAAACTAGTCCCAGAGGTCAAAGCTATTCTTACTAGAGAATATAACACTGAGACTGGTGATGCTCAAGGTCGTAAAAGAAATAGGGCTAAAAGGGAATTGAAATTCTTAATTCTAAACTACTCTCCCAAATCTCCCTATAGAGACTATAGTGAGAACGAAAGAATAGAAGAAGCTATCATTGATTGTAAGTTACCTAAAGACTTTAAACCTTCAGATGAATTGTTAGCCTTAGTTCCTAAATTCTTAGAGGGTAGAAAGAGTAGAGCTGAAAGATCATTAACATCCGCTAATAAGTTTCTAGATAAACTAGAAGCTCATTTAGAAAAAGTAAACCTAGATGAGCGCAGTGCTTCTGGTGGTGTAGTTCATGATCCTCAAAAGATAATGAAGACCTTAGAGAATATTCCTTTATTCGCTATGAAGATTGAGGAGTATGAAAGACAAATTAGACAAGGTATAACAGCTAGCCCAACTTCTAAAGGAGATCACGAGTTGGGATGGATGGCAATGAATGGAATGCCAGATCCTAAAAGACCTAAAGTACAATATGAGGAAGCTGAGGATCAACAAGAGGATTAGACTTCTAGCTATTAAGAGAATTCTTAAGAAATTAGGGATCGAATATGACAGAAGGAATCAAGAACCTTATGGATACGCAGATCCTTATGAAATTTATAAGCAAATAGAATATTGGCAAGATAGAAGAGAAGAATTAACTAAACAAAACATGAAAGATTTATGATTTGGATACTATATATAATTCTCGATGCGCTAGTCAACTGGTACATTATTGTAAAGAAGAAGGAATCACCAGATCACTTTGTGATGACTATTATTCGTGGCATAGCTGCTATCATCTATGGAGGATTTATCATAGATGTAACACCTAGTCTATTTTGGTACTGGTTCTTCTTTTGTACAACTTCTTTTTGGGTTCTATTTGATCCATTGTTGAATGTACTTAGAGGATTGAATCCTTTCTATATTGGTCAAACAGCTAAGTTAGATCAACTAGGAAACAAGTATAAACCTTGGTACTGGTTGGCTAAAGTATTAGCAGCTGGTACTAGCTTCTTAATGTATACACACTTATAATGGAGACATACTATTACACTAATAAGTCTGGGCAGAAAGTACAAGGTGTTAGACATCTTAACTTTAGAATTGAAACAATTCAGCATAACGAACAAATGCTGATTAGAGAATTAAAGAAATACATGAAAGAATGTCTCTCGAAATAATTCAAGACATACCACACAAACTAAGAGGCAAGTTCAATAAGGACTTGCTTTTGAATTCCTATTTTGAGCATACTGATTTGTTTAGTCCTGCAGCTAACAATTTTTTAAAGACAGGAAAGTACTGTGGTGAAGTCTTTAACTCTAAGAAGTACAATATTTTCTGGGGGCAAGAAAAAGAAAGGTGCATTTACGGTTATGAGAATCCAAAAACTAAGCTATGGATTCCTGGCAAGTATTACCACTTCTTGAATTATAAACAAATGAAGGTAGTGGAGAAAGGTAAAGCAGTATCCAAACGTGTTACTAGCTTTCCTAACTTCTGGCCTATACACTACTTCTTTACACTAGATTATGATACTGCAATTAAGAATGGCCTTAACATGTCCATTCTCAAACCTCGCGGTACTGGATTCTCTGAGCTAATGGCCAGCTTTGGTGTACATGAATACACCTTCCAAACCGAAACACCTGTATTCTATTTTGTTGCTGTAGAACGTTATCTAAATAAAGATGGTGTACTATCTAAAGCTTGGGATCAAATAAACTTCCATAACGCTTCTACAGAAAGAGCATTCAAGCACCTTCGTCAATTCAAAGACCAAGACTTATACAAGAGAGCTTCCTTCATGGACCCCCATACAGGGGCTGAAGTAAAGACTGGTGGTGAGATACAAGGAGCTGTAGTAGACCATCCACGTAAACTTCGTGGTGCTCGTGGATTTGTAAACTTTGAGGAAGGTGGTAGTTTCCCTCAATTAGAATCTTCTTGGATGACGGCTAAAGCCCTTGCTGAAGAAGGTGGTGTTAAATTCTCAATGATGTGTGTGTGGGGTACTGGTGGTGAACAAGGTCCTGGTATTGCAGGTCTAGAAAACATCTTTACTAACCCAGAAGACTTTGATTGTTTACCATTTTCAAACTGCTGGGAAGAAGCTGATCTACCAAAAGATCATGGGTTCTTTTTTCCAGCTTGGGCAGTAATGACACGCTTCATGGACAAATGGGGTAATACAGACTTTGAAAAAGCTAAAGCTTACCACGATGAACAGCGATTCAAGGCTAGTCGTAACTCAAACATACTAGCTGATAAGTACATTGCTGAGTATCCATATACGCCTATGGAGGCGTTAATGCGATTAAATAATAATCCCTTTCCTGTTGAGAAGCTCCAAAGACAGCTCAGGCGTGTCGATACATCTCCAGAGATTAAGGGTATGATAAAGCATGGTAGGTTAGAAATAGAAGATGGCCAAATACGATTTGTGTTGAGTAGTAAAGTAACGCCTGTTGACCATTACCCACATAAAACCGATGAAATCTTAAATGGCGCAGTGTCAATCTTCGAAACACCCCTTAAAGACAACACAGGTAAAATACCAAATGATTTATATTACATTGTAGCTGACTGTTTCTATGTAGACACAGAACAAGCCACAGACTGGAATTCATTAGGAGCCTATTACGTGTATAAGAAGTCCAATTCTGTATTCCCAACTGAGGATGATATTCTAGTAGCTTGGTATGCAGGTAGACCACCTAGAGCTAAAGACTTCCATCGTGAAGTATTTATGGCAGCTAGATACTACAATGCCATAGTACAGACTGAAATCAAAGGAGGAGGTAATGAACTCCTTAACTACGCTAAAGAACATGGATTTGTCAATTATTGCGGTGATAGACCTACAGTATTCAACCAAGACAAAGAAAACAGGAAGATATCAACTAGACAATTCTTTGTAAGAATAGAGGATAATGTCAAACCAGAGAGAATACAGAAGTTAGTTGACTGGTTATTGAAGGAAAGAAGCTTAAAGATAGATGGGGAGAATACTCAATATGTTCTTAATCTTGAGAAGATATATGACCGAGCACTGCTAGAGGAGTTGATTAAGTACTCGCCAAATGGTAACTTTGACAGAATTTCCTGTCTTCTTGTCTTAATGACAATACTCCAAGAAGCTGAGCTTAAGGTAGTAGAAGAGTTATCAAGACCAGACAGGGATAGTATTTGGCATAGACCGCTATTTGCAGACAATGGAGATAACAGGGCTTATATGCTATCTCAAGATGAAATGAAAGTAAAATACAGGGATTACCTAAAAGCCAATCCTACCGATTTAATAATGTAAATGTCACAAATAAATACCACAACCCAGAGGTTACCCAAACTTAGAGTCTCTTTTCATGATAAGGTAGCTGATGACTTTGAGCACACAAAGCAAGTAATGGATCATTACATTGCTATGGTGACCTTTACTGATGAGATCATAAATCCAGACATTAGAGATGTTAGGATATTCTATGAGGCTTACAACAACAAGCTTCCAGACTCCTATTTCAGATATGTGGTAAACCCACTCAACTCATCAAACAACGATTATACTAATTGGCCAGCCAGACTCAGACCATATTCGATTATACGTCCAAATATTGACCTCCTTCAGGGAGAATACGAGAAGCGACCTTTCTCATATGCTGTAAAGGTACATAACGCTGATGCTGTCAACATCTACGAAGATCAGATCTATAAACAAATCTTATCCTCATTAGAACAACAATTTATTAATTCTTTAAACGAGGCTGGACAAGATACTGGAGTACCAACTCAACAAGTAGAACTACCAGATAAGATTAAAGCTGCCCACCAAAGTAATTACAGAGATAAGAGAGCTGAGATGGGAGAAGCCGCTCTTGAAATTATCATAGATCATGAACGCCTAATTGAGAAGTTCAAATTGATGTTTCAAGATTGGTTGATCGCTGGAGAAGCTTATTCCTACAAAGGTATTCGTGGTAAACGTATGGTTTACGAACGAGTATCGCCAATGGACATAGACTTTGATAAGTCTCCAGACTGTGTGTATGTAGAAGACGGTCAGTGGGCTTGTAGAAGAATCTACATGACACCAGCTGAGATCTTTGATAATTTCTATGAGGAACTTAAAGAAGCAGATATAGACATCATTGAAGATCAGAATGGTCACCTATCCTTTAGAGCAGTAGGTACAGGAACACAAGCTACCTTACGGGATGATAGAGATCTAAGACGATCAAAGGTTGTTCTATTCCATGTAGTATGGAAGTACATGACTAAGATTGGTATAATGACATATACCAATCCAATGACAGGTGAACCAGAAGAAATTGAAGTACCAGAAACCTATAAACCAGACAAAGCCCTTGGTGAAGAAGTTAAATGGTATTGGGTTAATGAAGTTTGGGAAGGTTATAGATTAGGAGCTGGAATTGGATCAGCTAATCGTGGTATTTACATTGGTATTAAACCGCTAGAAGGACAACGTAATACAGCTGTTAATTCATCTATCTGTAAACTACCATTTAACGGTAAACGCTTCTCAGATCTACATTCTCAGAACATCTCTCCTGTAGAGATGGGCCTTCCTTATGAAACATTACATAGAATTCTACACTTCCAACTAGAAAAGACTATAGCCAAATCTAAGGGTAAGATAATCCTAATGGACCAAAATGCCCTGCCTAAGAAACATGGTTGGACAGAAGAAAAATTCTTCTATTGGGCAGATGCTACTGGATGGGCTTTAATAGATCGAAACCAACCAGGGGCAGATAAGAATTTTAATCAATATACAGTCCTAGACATGGGATTGTACCAACATATAGAGAATCTAATAGAACTTATGACCTACGTCAAGCAGGAGTGGGATGATCTATTAGGAATAACAAGACAACGTAAAGGACAAGTTAAGGCTAGTGATACAGTAAGAGGTAGTGAAATGGCAGCCAATCAATCTGCAGTTATCTCTGAGAAAGTATTTACACGCTTTGAAGATTTCATTAGATGTGAACTAGAAGGGCTTCTAGATGTATCTAAATTAGCTTGGGTAGATGGATTTCAAGCTGTACATCAAGGTGATGACTTGCGTAGTCAGATTCTCAAAATAGATCCAGGTATTTATACCGAATTGGATATGGGTGTATATATAGCTAACTCATCTAGAGATATAGCTAATCTGGAAATGGTTAGACAGCAAGTTCAATCATTCTCACAAAATGGAGCTAGTCCATCTACAATTGTAGACATTGTACAAGCTAGATCTTTATCTCGTCTAAAGTCTATACTCCAAGAAGCAGAAATGAAATCTTCAGAAGCACAAGCTGCTGCAGCTCAATCTGAACAAGAGCATGAGGAAAGGCTTGAAATGATCAGAGAATCTTTTGCTGAATTACAAGGTTTGATTGATGAAAGATTACTCCATGTGAAATATGATCGTGAGGAAGATCTAGAATTACTTAAGCAGTCTGGAGTAGATCAGAATCCAGCTCCAATAGTAGATCCCAATGATGCTCAAAAGGTGGCTTTGGATCACTACAACAAACAACGTGAATTAGCTTACAAGGAAAGGGAAAGTAATGCCAAGGTAAGGCAGAAGGATCGTGAATTAGATCTTAAAGACAAAGAACTTATAGTGCGAGAAAGGATTGCCGACAAGGCAAATAAGACTGCTTTACAAAATAAAGTAGTTGGGGAAAGAAACAAAAAACGTGCAAAATAAATACGAACATATGCTAATACACAAACAGGACGGTTTAACTTATGTCTTATCTATAGGTAGTGCATCTATTGCAAGCTTTGCTATGCAAATGGCAGGAGTGGCAGTATCAGCCCTTTTAGGTGCTATTATAGCTTGGCTCTTCAATGCATTTGTAAAGCCAAAATTAGATAAGCTAGTTAAGAAGAAATCCAAGAAAGAAGCTTAATAAACTCTATGCAAAATACACAATATTGCATATTAAAATAAGAGTATTAAATTTGAACCAACTAACTACTAAACTATGGCTAAGAAAGAAAAAGAATCCATTTCATGGGATGCCTTTGAGGAGGATAACCTTCTAGATAATCAAGAAGAGGAAACTCAGGAAGAAGAGGCCCAAGAAGAGGAAGAAACTGAAGAAGAAGAGGAGCAGGAAGAAAAACCTAAACCTAAATCCAAGGCAAAAAAGAAAGCCGAGGATAAGGAAGATGACGAAGAGTCTGAAGAAGAGGAAGAAAAACCTAAGAAGAAAGCGAAAGCTAAATCTAAAGAGGTAGAAGAAGAATCTGAAGAGACTGAGGAAACTGAAGAGGAAGAAGAAGGGGCTGATGCCACCGAAGAAGACTCTGAAGAAGATGAATCAGAAGATTCAATAAAGTTCTTTGAAGAAGTTGAGAAGCTAACTGGTCAGGAGCTAGATGTGGATTATGGAGACACAGATCCCCTTACTCCTGAAGGTGTAGCATTAAGGGAAGGTGCTGTTAGAAAAGCAGCATTGGAATCGTTTCTAGAAGAAATTGAAACCAAATATCCCAAAGCTTATAAAGCATTACAATTCGCTTATGATGGTGGAGATGTAGCTGATCTATTTAAAACCACAGCTTCTAGAGATTACTCTAAAGTTGAGATTGGTGATAAAGATACAGGATTGGCTAAAGAGATTCTAAAAGAATACTACCAGCTTAGAGGCGTTAAAAGTGATGCAAGGTTAGCTAAACTACTCGCTGAAGCTGAAGATTCTGAAGAAGGATTAGTAGCTGAAGCAAAAGGAGTGCTAGCTGAACTCAAGGAAGACCAATCCAAGGCAGAAGCCAAAGTAGTTGAAGAGCAGAAACAAAAAGCTGATAAGCAAAAGAAGAGAGATCAAATTTTAGCTTCAGCAATTTCTGATATCGTCGAAACTGATAAACTTGGTACTTTCAAAATTGGTGGTCCCAGAGAGCAAGCAGAATTCAGGAAGTTCGTCATAGGTAATGTTCGCAGAACAGAAGATGGTGGATATGAATTTGCAAGTGAAATTGACGATACTAATCTTGAAAAACTACTTCAATTCCAATACTTTCAGTTTAAGAAGGGTGATGTGAGTAAGCTAGTTCAAATAAAAGCAGCTACTGAAAACGCTAAACGACTTAAACTTAGATTAGCTAACGAAAAAGCTAAAGGTAAAAAAGGTAGTTCGTCTGATTCAGGTAAGTCATCAGATCAACTTAGTTTCAAAGATTTTGAAACAGATTAATAGAAAACAATAAGATTTAATATAAAAAACAATGGCAGGTAATCGCGGTAATAAACTCAGGTTCCAGGTACAACAGGACATCTTTGATGCAAAATCCATGTTGGACGAGAACAACTTCTATGCAGCACGTCATGGAAAACCAGCCGAATTGACCATGAAGCTAACGTGGTTGCTTGGAGATTCTACCAAGTCATTTCCGTTAGCTATGGCTACAATGGGCGACATCGTTTCTGGGGACGGTGGATTTAAGAAAACAAATGCTAAAGTGAAAGAATTGGAAGATATCCAATTTACTTGGCCTGTAATGAGCCGCTTGAACAAAGCGTGTCCAGTCGCAGTAACCAATAGCTCAGCAAATCAAGGAATTGGTAACTCCCAATTCAACATTACGTTTACAGACAATTGGATTAAACGTAACTACATGATTGAATCTCCTCTTGGAATTCAGGCATACGTAATTGGTGATCCAGTTAAAGTAAGTGAAGGTTTCCAATACACATTGCAATTGAACGCAGTAGCAGATTCAGTTATCTGTCCTAGCTCTGAATTGGTTGCTGGTGTACTTTGGTCAGATCTTAACACCTTTAACGCAGAAAGCGAATCTCGTGGTACTGAGTTCAAGCGTGTAGCTCCTGGTAAATATAAGAACCAGATGAGTATCATCCGTATGTCTCATCAGTGGGCTGGTAACTCAGCTAACCGCGTAATGAGCATCACGATTGAGCATGGTGGAAAGAGCATGAGACTTTGGATGGATTTCGAACAATATCAATTCGAACGCGCATGGTTGGAAGAAGTAGAACATATGTTCTGGTATTCTCGCTATAATCGTAGAAGTAACGGCGAGATTCCATTGAAAGACGTACTTACTGGTAAGGTAATCCCTACTGGCGCAGGTATTCTTGAGCAAATTAACAACTATGCAACGTATACTCGTTTGACATATTCGTTCTTGCAAAATGTTGTTGCAAATGCTTTCTTCGGTCAGTCTGATACTGATGGCTTGGCTATCACGTTGTATACTGGTCGTGGTGGAATGCGTGAATTTGACCGTGCTATGAAAGAAGCTGGAACTATCCAGAATATCTTAGCGCAAGGTGCAGGTGCTGCAGCTACCAAGTTCATTAAAGGAGATAGTAACTATGACCTTGTGTCAACTGGTTTCTTCTCTGCAATGTATCACATTGATGGCTACTATATCAAAGTAAAACATAATCCAATTTTTGATTATGGTCGTAGAGCAGTAAAAGCTCCTTTGCACCCAGAAACTGGTTTCCCCCTCGAATCGTACCGTATGGTGTTTATCGATGATGGTATGTTTGATGGCGAACCTAACTTGCAATTTGTTGCAGAAAAAGGTCGTAGAATGTTACATGGTGTGGTTTCAGGCTTGACTCCACTTCCTAAACAATATAAGATTATCCAAGGTATCCAAAACCTTAATGGTGGGGACTTGGCGCTGATCTCAAGCGATATCGACTCGTCTAGCTATCACCGCTTGGCAACAGGTGGGGTAACACTAAGACGTGGTAATACAAGCTTGCACTTAGAGATTTCGCCTACAGTGGCTGGATACTAAGTCATACAACTTTTCTTTTCTTAGTTGGTTTAGTTGGTTAGATTGGTTAGTATTATACTAACCTTTCTTTTTTATAAGGTATTCAATAGCTTTAAGAAGAGTGGTTGTGTTCTCTTTAGCCATTCCTATTACTGAATTACAGTAATTACATAATAAACCTCTCACTTTTCCAGTAGTGTGGCAGTGATCTATGTACAAGCCACCTTTCTTATTATAAGTAGATTTAAATTCTCCACAAATAGCACACTTACCCTCTTGTTGTAAGTACATCTTATCCAGCACTTCTTCAGATATGCCGTATCGCCATTGTAGTAAGTAATCTTTCCTTTTACTATTACCCTTATAAGTCTTATGGTACTTAGCACTATATTCTTTTTGGCATCCTCTACAAATTGATCTTAATTTATCTTTGCTGTTTTTATCCTTATTGAAGGAAGTTAAAGGTTTGTCTATATGACAAGACGTACATGTTTTCATGTTACAAATATACGTAAAGTTAACAATAATACAAACTAGCTTACTATAAACTACCTATTGACTTTATCAAATAAATTACACTATCTTTGAGCTTTATAACAACTAACAATCTAACAAACTAAACTAATGCAAGAGAACAAAAACAGTAGGAAAATTGAAATTCAACGCCACTTTAACCTAGTGGAAATGTCTCAAGAAGATCCAGAAGTAAAAGCCTGGCTTGGACAATCCTACAAACCAATTGGTCCTTATTTCAAAGACAAAGTAATTGCTACAGGACTAAATAAAGACGAAATTAAGCTAATTCTACCTAGCTCTGCTGGCGTAGGAATGGACCCCGAAGACAAAGATTTCAGGAGAGCTGTAGAAAACTTCTATCACAACCTACTCACACGTGTAGATAAAGATGGCCTGATATTGGAAATCGGTCTACAGGAAGGCGGAGAAGAGATAAGTGAGCAAAATCTACCAATTAACATTAAAGACTATATCATCTATCGTCACGCCCTTACACACCCGCATGTAGCAAGAAGTAAGGATGAAGCAGCTAGAGA